TATAAACAAGTGACTCCGGTGGGATTCAAACCCACGACCTTCAGAACCGGAATCTTATACCCGTAATTTGTAACCCTTTGTCTGCCAGTCTATTACGTGAATTGTTGTAATAGCTGGTCAAACAATGGTCAAACAATCAGTCTTTTTCCTGTTTCAGCAGGCTGCGGTAAAACTCAATCTCCCTGTCCTGTTTCACGATCATCTCCTCTTTCTGTCTCAGAAGCTCGTCTTTCAGTTCAATCTCTCTTGACAGGTCGGCAGAGCTGCGCTCTTCGGTGCCACGCCCGTTGAGTATTCCGCAGAGGGCATCCCATAGTTCGTGCTTCTTGCCGTCGTCAATTGATGACGAAGACTCGATGATGTTCTTCAATGTCTCGTCAAGCGAACCATTGCCGTGAAAGTCGGCATTCAGTTCCTCGTAAGCCCTGTCACCGTCAGCACCGCACAGTCCGCAGCCGGTCAGAAGCCAGTCAAAGGTCACATTTGTCGCCTTGGCTATCTTCATCAGGACAACCTCTGAAAAGCCACCCTTGCCGTTCAAGGCACGGGAGAAATTCCCCTGGTCTACGCCACATTCTTTTGCAAACCTGGAAGCGGTCACGCCGCGCTTCCGTCTCAAAACCTCAATTCTCTTCTTGATGCTTTCATCTGTATAATTAGCCATAATAAACCCTCCTTTTATTAAAGATTTGTAACACTATGTTGGAATATGTTAAACTATGTCGTAAATATGCGATTTTATGTGCTTTTATTTGGTGGATTATGTAATTCTATGTACTTTTGCAAGCGTTGAACATAAACCAACATTAAACCAAAGTTAAACCAAAATTAAACTTATGGTTTGATTTGGCAAATATACATAAAATAACAATAGATACCAAATTTTGATGTAAAAACATGGCACCACATAGAAAAAAAATAATCCTCCGCCACGGAAAGGGTGTGGCTCTGGCGAAAGACGTTGGCGTTTCGGTGCAGACGGTAAGCAAAGCCTTGAGGTGGGAGTCAGACTCCGATATACAGAACCTCATCAGAAAAAGGGCGAAGGATTTGGGCTATATAAAACAATTCTGACAATGACGATGACGATAGAACAGATAGGGGCAATGATGGCTGACTTCGTGCAGATTGGCTATATGACGGCAGTCAAGGCTTACGAGCCGACATCCGACGAGCTCCGGCTCAAGGATGTGGAAAAATGGTGCAGGGCTACCTTCACTGACTACAAGACGCTGCTACGGCTCATAAAGGCAGGTGTCATAAAGGCACACAGAAAAGGAGACAGCAGAAATTCCCCCTTATATTACTCCAAAGCGGAGATAAAGCAGGCGATAATCAATGCCAGGCTTTCAAGATACATAACGGAAGACAACATACGCTGACAAGTCTTCCATATCCGCCGAGACAGCTGACGACTGGCAGCCCGGAGCGAGACCGGCGAGCGGAACCAATCAAATGGACGGTATATGCCTTGCCCTATCAGCCATGGGGCGAACCACAAGGAAGCCGAACTGAGGCGACGGCTCTTCCGTGACGAACGATCTTTGACTTATCGGAACAAAATAGTATAGGTGTAATAAAGTAGCGGAGAGCATCGTGGATGCCGTGACCCGTGAAAAGGACGCACAATTATACGCAAGTCCTCTCTCAGCGTGTTTCTGAGTAGCAACAAACGAACTGCATCACCCCCGTGATGGTGCAAGCGGAGCATAAAGGGAACACAAGAGGGGCAAGAAAGCAAACGGCTTACGCTTTCATCATCATATATTCAAAGAGGCGGGTAGCTCAAAAGGTGAGAGCATGCACAGGTCTTCCAAAGACTGATGCAAGACGCAGGTTCAAGTCCTGTCCCGTCTCCATCGCATTTTGTTTTTATTATATTTTGCTAATTAGACATATAACTATTTGTTTGATGATATTATGTCAATCCTTCCCGTCCGTGAGGATAGGGAGGATTTTATTTTAAAAACGACATATTATGAAACAACTGAAACGATTCCTGTGGAACGACTGGACGCTCGCTCTGCTGTGGTCACTGGCGCTTCTGCTGCCCGTGTTCCTTAAATGAAAACTGAATTTCTAACTATAAATAGGTATGAAAGGACATGCCTGCAGGTGAAAATCCTGTTGTTTATGGGTCTTACAAGAGGAGTCACAAGCTCCTCAACCGGTGAAGGTCGGCGCAGCGCCTTGGAGAGTGCGCCATGGCATATAAAGCCCGAGAGCAAGGAAGTTCGATTCTTCCCTTCGCCACCCGTGTGTTTATTATATTTGTTATAGTTTGAATAGATTTTTAGGCAGTTGCCTTTCTGTGAGAGGCGGGCGGCTGTATTAGAGCCTCAGTGGAGGCAGAATATTATCTAACATGTTTATTGGAGCAATAAAAACCTATAGAAGCCCCGTCCGTGAGGATAGGGCTTCTTTTCAAGGGCGCAAAGTGGCAGCGGACACTCATAATAAAGGACAAAGCCATTTTAATCTAAATATATCCGCTGGCGGTTCGATTCCGTATGCGCCCACTAACCAATTTCTGTGAACAATGAAGTATATAAGAAATTTCATCATCCACCTGCTCGGTGGTGTCACCTTGGAGGAGAGTATGGAAAGCTACAACAACTCTTTTTACACGGGTGTCTACTCAACGCTTGAGAAGCTAAAGCTCTTTGCTGTGAGAAAAGACGACAGAGCAGAGTTGTATCACCACATTTGTAGCGAATTAAAGAAACTCATTTGATATGTCACGCATTCACACCCATCCCGTATGTCAGAACTGCATATCGTTCGATATGCATCAGAACAGCTGCCGTGAGCGGAGCTCTGAATTTTTCGGCGGCAGCATCTCTCCGTTCCATCTCTCCTGTCCGCAGTACATCGGTCTCGGTGTTGTCTACGCACCGAAGAACCGCCCTAAGAAGTGGTTCAAGGCGAAGACAATGGAGGATATGGATAATTCAAGAGCAAGATTGTATTGAATCCTATAACCAAAACGCATCATGATACATTCCAAAGACTGGACCGGCAACTCTGCCTCTGTATTCAAGGCTCTTGGCGCAAGCAGTCACGCAGATCACGAACGTCAGTCCGATGACTACTACGCCACCGAGCCCAAAGCGACGGAATGGCTTTGCAGGTTGGAGCAGTTTGAGGGCAGGATATTGGAGCCTTCGTGTGGCGAGGGCCACATGAGCGAGGTGCTGAAAAAAGCAGGGTATGAGGTGGTGAGCCGCGACCTTGTGGATAGAGGCTACGGCGAGGTGGCTGACTTCCTCGCTATTGATAACCAAGTGTGGGACGGCAACATCGTGACCAATCCTCCCTACAAATTCGCACAGGAGTTTGTGGAAAAGGCTCTCAGCATCATTCCCGAAGGCAAGAAGGTGGCGATGTTTCTCAAACTGCAATTTCTTGAAGGCAAGGCACGTCGCTCGCTGTTCCGTTCTTCCCCACCCATTCGTGTTTGGATAAGTTCGTCGCGATTGAAATGTGCTATGAATGGCGATTTTGAGGCATACGGCAGTAGCGCAGTCGCCTACGCATGGTTCGTATGGGAGAAAGGGTATAAGGACGAGACAACAGTAAAATGGTTTAATTGATAATTTTACAAAACAGCAAAGCATGATTGAACTGAATAAGATATATAATGAAGACTGCCTGGAAGGAATGAAAAAGATTCCGGACGGAAGCGTGGATTGCATTGTGTGTGATTTGCCGTATGGCGTTCTCAACAAAAAGAGTGAAGGAGGAGGATGGGACAACGCCATTCCTTTCAAGCCTATGTGGAACGAATATTTACGCATCACAAAACCTAATGCAGCTATCATTCTTTTCGGACAAGGTATGTTCACAGCGCAACTCATGATGAGCAATTTAAAGATGTGGAGATACAATATCTATTGGGATAAGTGCCGCACAACTGGTTTTCTGAATGCCAAAAAGATTCCTTTGAAGCGGATTGAAATAATGTCTGTTTTCTATGATAAACAGCCTACCTATCATCCGCAAATGCGCAAATGCCTGCCACATGAACGCAACCATAGTAGAGGTAAGCAGATAAACGACCAAACTAACCGATGCTACGGAAACTTTGGGAAAGCGGACGATATTTTTACCGATGAGAAATACCCGACCGATATAGTTGTATTCCGGCGAAACGTCCATGATTCTTTCCACCCCACCCAAAAGCCAGTCACTCTCATTCAGTACCTCATCCGCACCTACTCAAACGAGGGCGACACCATATTAGACAACTGTATGGGCAGCGGCACCACCGCCGTTGCAGCCATCAGAGAGAAACGCAACTTCATCGGCTTCGAGCTCAACAAGGAGTATTACGACAAGGCTTGCAAGCGCATCAAGTTGGAGCAAGCGCAACCCACGCTGTTCTGAATCGCGGACAGCACACAGTTGTACTGATAGAATGCAACTGAACTCATAGTGTATATACCCGCAAGCCTCCGGTGCATCCACATGGCAGCCGAATAGCAAGCCGTGTAGGGCCGGACGGCTTGCTTTCTTAAAACCGCATCACATGAAGAAATTCAAGAACAACAATGACATCCCTTTCGAGAGGCAGATGCTACCCATCATACGGTCATACGACCAACTCAGAAGCCTCGTACAGGAGCTCAGAGAGGAGAACATCCAACTCCAGAAGGAAAGGGATCTCGCAGAGAGATGCCGCAGGGATTTCCAAAGCGAGAACTCAAAGCTGAAAAAGAAAGTCCAGTTCCTTGAAAAGATACAACACAGGGAAGCGGAAAAACAGGCTGCAGAAGACATGAAAAAAACTCCAGAACAGCAGTCCTTCGCACAACGGATGAAAAATCTTTTTTTCGGAAAAAAGCTAATAACCTAAATTAGGATATTAGGTTTTTCAGAACCTAAAATGCTAAATTAGCATATGAGAAAAATAACCCTGACATCCCAACACGCAAGCCTCTTGAGGAAAGTACCTGAGGAACACCTCGGAGACATACTTCTTGCAATAACGCAATTCCTTGAAGGTCAGCAAGATATAACGTTTTCAGACCCTCTTTCAGACATCGTTTTTACGGCTCTCACAATGGACGCAAAAACCGAAGACAGAAGGAAATATACATCGGCGGAAAACGGCAGAAAACATACAAAAAACCTATTTTCAAAAATAGGTTCTGAAAAACCTAATTCTGAAAATAGGTTCAAAGAAAAAGAATCACACAATAATGATAATATATTTATTAAAGATGTAAATATAGATAATGGGAATTATACTATCCAGGATGATAATAATAATATACAGGATAATATAAATATAATTCAAGAAAAAACCAACATAAATGTTGGTAAAAAAGAAGTTTTTTTTTCGGAAGAAAATGAGAAGAAACCAAGCAAAGAAGACATCGACTTCGACATGCTCCGGCTCTATTTCAACTCCAAGATGAAAGGACAGACCATACGTCCCGTAAAGACAATGACCGACGTCAGAAAAAGGGCAGTTTCAGCGCGCGCGCGTATGCACGGGAAACAGAGCATCCAGACCGCCATCGACAAGGCGGCGGCTTCCGACTTCCTCAACGGACACAACAACCGCAACTGGGTGGCTGACTTCAACTGGATATTCCAGGAGAACCGCTTCGTGGATATACTTGAGGGGAAATATGACAACAATAAACAGCAAAGCTATGCAACAGGACAGAACAACGGATATGCCTGCCGTGACGAACAGCGGGAGGCGGAAAGACAACGGCGTCTTGAAGGTTACGCCGAAATCATCAGAGAAGGTCTCGAAGACGCTGCAAGCGATCCTCGGGCGCTGGCCAACAGGCTCGGAACTTCTGGCGACTTTCCACGTGACACGCCAGGCACAGATAGCATCGAACCCTTTTAGATGCCATTTCTCCAACGCACCCACACTCGCACAGGTGACACGGCTCTACGGAGAAGGGCTCACAAGAGGATGGCTCACGGCACAGTTGGTAAACCTCTCGGAGTTCAGCGGAGCGAGAGACAAGATAAACGATATGCAGCTGCGTGAACTGGTGCAGCTCATAATCTCTGACAAGTATTTCCTCAACATGGCGGAGATAATGCTCTTCTGCCACCGGTTCAAGACCGGCAGATACGAGAAGCTCTACGGCACGGTAGACCCAATGGCGATAATGCGCTCTCTCCGGGAGTTCCTGTACGAACGCAACGACGCCTTCCACGAGAAGGAACAGAAGGCGCTCGACGAGAAGATGCGCAGGGACAGTCTCAACGCCGTGAGCTATCGGGAATATCTCGAACGAAAAAAAATGAAAGACGAATGTAAAATCACTGACTGATATGGAAGACAAGACAAGGGAAATGGCGGAGGCTTTCGCCGACAGGATAGACGACGGGCAGCGCACCGCAAGGCAATGCGCAGTGCTCGCATACATGAAAGGGGCTGAAGGAAGGGCAAAGGCGGCTTGGCATCCTGCCGATGAGCTGCCGGAACATCCGGAAAAGGGCATCGTGATTGTCACGAAGGTAAGACGGCGCTTCGTACACGCGACATTCAACGGAGTGGAGCCCTGGAACGCCAAAATCAAGAACATCAACGCCTGGAAGTGGGCATACAAGGAGGATTTGCTATGAAATATCGCCGTAGAGGCTGCTACGATTGCCTGTGGCGCGATGAACCGCACAATGTGGGCAATTGTCCCACCCCTGACGAGAAATGCGGCGAGAAGTGCCCAAAATGGGAGTGGAGATATGAATGAACTTTTAAAACAAGACAAAATGGAAAAAATCACAAGAAAGACAGGAACGTTCTTCGTCTGCACAGTGGCATACGAGAACGTGGAAGCAAAGAAAGTAAAAGAGCCTTATGTAATCGACGCACAGAGCTTCGCAGAGGCCGAAGCAAAGGTCCTCGGAGACATGGACGGGGTCCACGGCGTCGAGATGATCGACATCAGCAGGGCGCAGTTCTCGGAGATATTCTCCGTGCAGAGTGACGAAGACATGAAATACTACAAGGTTAAGATAAACATTGTCACACCCGACGAACGCACAGGAAAGGACAGGAAACAGACGATGTGTTTCCTCGTCATGGGAACTTCCACGAGAAACGCACAGACGAACTTCGACGAGGCAATGAGGGATACGCAGGTTGACTTCTCGGTCGAAGCGATAATTGAAACCAAAATCGTCACGGTCCTCTGATATGACGCAGCGTGAAAGGAACATAATACAGATAATCCTCAAAATGGAAGACGGTGAGCTCTGCCAAGTCCTTGACCTGGCAAAAGCGGTGTCTTCTCCCGATGCGAGGAACATGATCAACAGAATATTGGAGAAGAGAAACAATGGCAACTAAAAAAAAACAGACAGAACAGGCTGAACTGGCGGCGCAGCAGGAACAGAAGAATGAAACAGCCGCAATGGAACTTTACAACAGGCTCCGCAAAGTGCCGCAGGAGGCACTGAAGAATATACAGGCAGGACGTCTGAAAGGCATGAGTGACATCAACCCGATGTGGAGAATACAGATGATGACTGAAGCGTTCGGGACCTGCGGCTTCGGATGGAAATACGAAATCGTGAAGCAATGGGCTGAAACCTACGGAAATGAGACAAAGGTGTTCTGTAACATCAATCTCTTCGTCATGGTTGAAGGCTACTGGTCTGATCCGATACCGGGAACTGGAGGTTCCGCCGTGGTCAGCTCGGAGCGTAACGGTGTCTATGTCAACGACGAGGCTTACAAGATGGCGCTCACTGACGCTCTCTCGGTGGCGATGAAGGCGCTTGGCGTAGGTGCTGACGTCTACTACTCCAAAGGGGCACAGATAGTGGACTCTTCCACTAAATACAACATGAACGAGCAGCTGGCAATGGGCCAGGTGCAGCCATCGCAGCAGACTCCACAGAAACAGCCGGCGAAGAACGGAAACAGCATAAACCCAAACGACATCTTCCAGGCACAGGAGTTCCTTGCAAAGGCAACCACAAAGGAACAGCTGAAATGGATTTACGTCACTTTCGCACCATTGCAGAAGGACCCTACTTTCATGGGATTGTGCACCCAGAAAAAGAAGGAACTGAAAATCGGATGAAAACTTTAGCATATTCTCATAACACGTTGTAAACAAATGATATAATGGAAAAGGAAAATCCTTCGGAAGGTAACATCTCTCTGGCTGACTCCGGGGTGTTTTTTGACCAGTCGCAACACCGTTATTTCCTCGGGGGGAAAGAGTTGTCGGGTGTTACGTCTACACTCATAAAAAGAGCGTTCCCTTCCACTTACGACAACATTCCGCAGGCTGTGCTTGACGCTGCGGCTCAGAGGGGGTCGGTGGTACATGCGTCGATTGAAATGTTCAACGGCATCTTCGACGGAGACGACTCGATGTTCCCTGCCGACGACTGGACGCCGGAACTGAGGTCTTACGTCGGAATGGTAAAGACCAACGGACTCAGATGTCTGGCTTCTGAATACATCGTCACCGACTTTAAGGACTACGCTTCGGCAATCGACGGGGTGTATGCGGACTCCGACGGAGGGATTGTGTTGGTTGACTACAAGACCACCTCGCAGCTCTACTACGAGAGTGTGGCGCTGCAGCTCTCAATCTATGCCCGCTTCTTCGAGATGGTGAACCGCGGACTAAAGGTCAAGTCCATAGCCTGCATGTGGCTAAGAGGCGACAAGGGCAGGTATGTGGAACTGGGCAGGGTAAGCGACGGAGTGCTCGATGAACTCATCCGTGCTGACCTTAACGAGGACCTGTCTTATTCCTACACTCCTGAAATACCGGGCGGCTTCTACGCTCTTGAACAGGAGTTCGTGGAGCTCTCGCGGAAGATCGGAGGATTGCAGGAACGGCAGACTGCCGTGAAGGACAAGATCCTGGCGCTCATGCGGCAGAACAACGCCAAGTCTTACAAGACGGCGGCAGGCTCTTTCACTTACGTCCCCCCTACAACGGGGAAGAAATTCGATTCGGCCAAGTTGAAGGAGGATGCCCCTGACCTCTACGACAAGTATGCCAAGGAAAGTACAATCGCTGCATCCCTGAGAATTAAACTTAAAAAATAAAAACTTGAAAAAATGGATATACAAGGAAAAATCATCGCGGTGCTGGAGACTCGCTCCGGCGTTTCCGCAACCGGCACACAGTGGCAGGTCGCCTCTTATGTACTTGAAACTGACGGTATGTACCCAAAGAAAATGGTGTTCGAGGTCTACGGCCCTGACCGCATAGCGCAGATGAACATCCGGCAGGGGGAGGAACTGAAGGTGTATTTCGATGTGGATGCACATGAATGGAACGGCAAATGGTTCAATTCCATAAAGGCATGGAAGGTGGAACGTCCCGGAGCAGGACAGACACAACAACCGGTACCACAGCAGACGGCGTTTCCAGAAGCTCCGGCGGCTCCGGCAGTAACGCAGCAGCCACCGCAGAGCGGAGACGACGACCTACCATTTTGACGAGACGGCGGACATGGTGATACGAATAGCCGAAAAGTATGGTATACGACTTGTCAGACTGTCTTGAACGTGAACAGTTCACCACCAGAGTGGAGTACCTCATGGGGAAATCTTCCTCTGGGGGAAACACTTTCCGGGTGGAACTTACGGAGAAGAAGCAGCGCACGTTGGCGCAGAACGCATATCTGCATTGCGCCATGGCTTATTTCGCATTGCAGATCGGACTGCCGATGCAGGAGGTCAAGGAGGTGTATTTCAAGGCAGTGTGCAATCCCGACCTGTTCCAGCGAACAAGGTTTGACAATATCCTGGGATGCGAACGTACCTTCATGAGGTCTTCCAAGGATCTCACCAAGGAGGAGATGACCACGGCAATCGACAGGTTCCTCAAATTCGCATCCGAAAAGGCAGGGATATACATTCCGCCGTCCGACGAATATATCGCAGTGCAGAGGATGCAGCACGAAGTGGAACGAAACAGCAGATATTTATGAACAGAAAACACAACAGGAACTTTCTCGACATCCTCACGGAGGAGGAGAAGGTGTATTATACGAACTACAAATCGGGGGGACTCGTCACTTCGTATGATGTGACGATGCAGAACTCGATTTGCAGAAAACAGAAAAGATACAAGAAGGAAAAAGAATGGGCGGAAAGGATGGCCTATGACATAGCAATCGACTTCGGTGTTTCCGCCGGACTTGTCTCTGATGTTCTCTACTCTGCAATGGTGTGGGGAGAAACGATAAAATAATATATTGAATCTTTCATGATGCAGAAAGTTATCTATTGGCACAGAAGACTGAGCCAAAACGCTTTGGATAAAATCAAGCTGCGCTTTCACATCACCGGCACTACGGTAAACGGAGAGAGCATCGCTACCATCGACGATGGTGATGAAGAAGCATTCCGGAAATGCATCGACGGAGGCTTCTTTATAGTGAGAAACAAAACAATAAAACTTTAATGTCTATGACAGAACAGACAATTACATTCACTCCCTCTGCCTCATTGCGCAAGGGTCTGAAACTGATAGCAAAGGGCATCTGGCTGACCATCGGCTCCATCGGCAGGCTGCTCGATACCTGTATAAGGCGCTTCCCATACGTATGGATTGTAACGATTCTGATTGCTTCGGTAATCATAGCCCACGTCAACATCGGCAAGGCGAGGGCTGAAAGAGACCGCCTCAACAAGCAGAACTATGAACTGACACAGAAGGTTGAAAAACTTTCCAATGTTTCATCAATTGGAATAAAATAGCAATATTATGAAAACATACAGACTCAACCAGCTTCCTCCCGAATACGGATTGACGGGCGTAGAACGTTCCTTGATATTCATATTGCTGGAAGCAGGGTTCAAGGTGAAAGCCCTGTATGAGACAGGGGAAATACAGGACAGAGACAAAGCATTCTATTTCTACGAATGTGAAATCACTTTCCTTGAACTCCTCGACCTCATCAAGTTCATCAACTTTGTCGGCAAGATTACAATCGACCTTAGCAGCATCACAATGCTCGAAGCCGAGCTAAAGAAATACAAATATCCAGAACAACCAGACGTTCCAGAACTTCTAAAAAGAACTTCTAAAAGATTAGCACTATGAACAAATATGAATTAACTACAAAGACCCTACAATATGCAGGACATACGTTACATAGGATAAAAGCTCTGAGAGATTTTGGAACTATCCACGCAGGAGAACTTGGCGGATGGATAGAGAAAGAAGAAAACCTTTCTCAAGTTGGTAATGCTTGGGTTTATGACAACGCAAAAGTATACGGAAATGCAGGAGTTTTTGGTGATGCAAAGGTCCGTGACAATGCAAAAGTTTATGGTGAGGCAAAAGTCTGCGACAATGCAAAGGTCCGTGACAATGCCTGGGTCTTTGACAATGTCTGGCTTTTTGACCAGGTAGAGGTCTTTGACTATGCCTTGGTCCAAGATGAAGCAAGGGTCCGTGACAATGCCAGGATCTTTGGTAATGTCTGGGTTCGTGACCAGGCAGTGATCGGTGGCAACGCAAAAGTCTGTAACAATGCAGACTACATAGTCTTCAAAAATTTCTGGAGCAGTGAAAGATATTTCACCTGGACTCGCTCCAACAATAAATGGAGTGTCGGATGCTTCTATGGCACAGGCGATGAATTAGTAAAGAAAGCCTATGCCGATAGCGAAAAATCAGGCCGAGAATACGAAAGAGTTGTGCGGTACGTGGAAGGCATACTCGCAGACGAAAAGAAGGGGGAAAAGTAACTAAAAAGTAATCAAGATGGATTTGGAAAGATTAAAGCAGCTTGAAATGGAATATGCTGAACGTTCTGGTCTCACTAAAGACCTTGAAAGGCTGAAGAAAGCAATGATAGATGAGAAGGTTATACCTGAACAGCATAAAGATACTCAGCCAGACTATGAAGCCTATATCCAGATGCCCCGTCAGCAACGTAGAGCATATCAGCGTAGGCTTGAAAAGGAGATGAGAAGAAACAAGTAACTAACCATCCTGCAAAGGATATAAACTGAAAAAAAACTATGGAATTAAAAGTAACAGTAGATTTGGACGATTTTGAGATAAGGGACTACTACGGGGAAGGCAATTTAACTCTATCTGAGATAATCAAAGAGGACATTATCCGAGAGACAGTTTCTAAAATAAAAGAGTTAATTCTTGACAAGTATTATGATAAAATACAGGAAGCTACAGAGAAGAAAAACTCAGAAATGACGGAAAAGATTCTTGAAGATTTCAAGAATAGTGATGAAAAGTTCATATACAGACCAAAACGTTATGAAGACCCTGTAGAGACAACATTCAAGGAATTTGTAGCAAAGTATTTCACTGAAAGTGTTGAACGTTCCCATGTTTCTGAAAACATAGAAAGATTTGTAAAGAAGTGTGTAGAAGAACTTAAAAATCGCTATGACCTTGCTTTTGCTTCTCTTATTGTAAAGAATATGAAGGAGCAGAAGCTGTTGGCAGATGACAGACTTGCAGAGCTGATAAAGTAATTAACCATTCTGCAAAGGATATAAATAAACAAGTAATATGAAGAAGTATATTGGAACTAAAGAAGTGAGTGCCACACCTGCATGGCAGATTGATGGAACAGTTTACCCGAAAGATGGTGTTGTCCCAAGATCAATGAACCGCAAGGATGGCTACAAAGTGGTTTATGAAGATGGCTACGAAAGCTGGTCTCCAAAAGATGTCTTTGAGAAGGCATACAAGCCTTCAGACACAGTTCTTGACAGACTCAAAATAGAGCGTGATGAACTAAAAGAGCGCATAGAGAGAATTGAAGCTATATTAGGAAACGGCATTTACGAAGTGGTAAAAAAGGAAGGCGGTATACCACAGGCAGTACTGCTAATCCTACAGGATTCCTATATGACAACCTACCTGAAAGTACTAGAAACGAGAGTCGACTTGATGGAAGAGGGGAAGTAACTAACCATCCCTATGGGATAAATCTAAGCAATATGGAAGAAAAGATGAAGGCCGTTTATGTTGCAAAAGACGGAAAAGCATTTCTTGATAAAGAGAAATGTAAGAAATATGAGAAAGAAATTCTTGATAAGATAAAATACTATTCTATATACTACGACTTTGATTATACTGAAGGACGTGGTTTTCAAAGCCTTGTCCATGTAGCTGTAGTCCCATCAGGATATGATGATGCTGAAGTAATAGCTGAGAAGTATGCTATAGATATTCTTAATGAAGGGATTTTTGCAGGTGGGGGTTGTCAGGGCTATGGTTTACAGAAAACATATTCTTTACATAGCTCAACAAGAAAATCATTTGAGAATAATGAAGGTGGTACTATTTGGGGTTGTAACTCTCCACATGGGACACAGGTCTTTATCTCTGAAAAGGCAGTAGAAGGCTTTCCTGAGCCATACAACTACAGGAAAGAATGGGGAATAAAATAATGAAATAACTAATCATCCCCCTTTGGGATATAAAAATAAGTAAAATGAAAAAGTATATTGGAACAAAGGTCATTATGGCAGAGCCTATGACAATGACAAAGGCGCAGAAAGTGCTTGGTAGAGAACTAAAACCAGCAACTCTTGAAGAAGATGGCTACTTGGTAGAGTACAAGGACGAATATAAATCTTGGTCTCCTAAGAGCATGTTTGAAGAAGCATACCGTGAAGTAGGCTCTGTTAACTTCGGCGGTGCTATTAACTTGTTGAAGGCTGGTCTTGCAGTAAGACGCAAGGGATGGAATGGCAAGGGATTATTTATTGTAAAACAAATTCCTGCCCACATTACAGGGGACATCATTCCTAATATGCAGTCACTACCTCAGTCTGCCAAGAACATCTTGATGAGCCGTGAGAATCCTCACATCGACTACACCAATCAGATGCTCATTATCAACCCAGATGGAAGAGCCGATTCATGGGTTCCTTCCGTATCTGATGTGTTTGCAGAAGATTGGGAAGTTGTAACAGAGTAGGTGACACTATAAATAAACGAAAATGAAAACATATAAATGGAAAATCACCGCTTTTGTGGTGTGGGTTGTTATAACGCTCATTGTTGTCAGCGTTGCGCTGAGAGGCGTAAGCAAGGCAGATACAGCAACAAATCTGATTAGCGTAGCAATCCTTTTATTCTGGACGCTTTTGTCCTTTGCAACGAATTGTTTCACTTTTAAAAATAATAAAAACAATGAGTAAAATGAAATCAATGTGTATGTTTGTGCTGCTTATGACAGCATTGTGCTTAACCTCTTGTAGCGAGCGTATTGACGCTGGTTCTGAAGGTATTCTCGTCAACCTTTACGGTTCAGACAAGGGGGTTGATGACGTAAGTCTCGTTACCGGTCGTGTGTGGTACAACCCATTTACAGAAGAGGTTTATGAGTACCCGACATTCGTGCAGACAATCGACTACCCTGCTTTTACCATCAACGCTAAGGATGGTTCGGAGTTCACTGTTGACCCAACGGTATCTCTCAAGATGACTGATGGCAATGCACCGAAAGTGTTCAAGAAGTACCGCAAGGAACTGAACGACATCATCAATGGTACGTTATTCAACTATGTTAAAGACGCGTTTCGTATTCAGCTCAACAAGTACACCACCGATCAGATTGTCAGCAACCGTGATATGGTAGAGCGTGCTATTGAATCACAGCTTAGTAAGGCACTCGCCAAAGAACACTTCCAGCTTGAACAGCTTACATCTGGTCTTAAATATCCTAATTCCATCGTGGAAGCTGTCAACCAGAAGAACAAAGCTATTCAGGAGGCACAGCGAGCACTCAATGAAGTGGCTGTAAAGAAAGCTGAGGCTGAGAAAATGCTTGTCCAGGCACGTGCCGAACGAGAAGCTAATGAGCTTAAATCTGCAACACTTACTCCAGCCATTCTTAAAAAGATGTGGATTGAAAAGTGGGATGGCAAGCTTCCTGTTTATGGGAACGTGCCGCAGATTATGATGACCAAGTAACTAACCATCCTCTCCCTGGTGACAGCAGGGGGAGGACAAAAACAACAAAATATGGAAGTAGAATTTTTTAAAAAAGCTTGCTGTTTGGCTGAGAGCTTAGATACTTGCGATAATGCAAAGTATGTACTTGATTATGGGGGATCAAAAGATTCCGTAGATAAGTTCGTTGGCACTCTTGTAAGGAATGACAAGGAGTTTAAGGAAAAACTTCGTGACTTAATAGAAGAGACACAGAAGCGTTTGCAAAAAGAATTTGATGAACTTTAATCAATCAATCTTCCTGGTCAGCAGGGGGAGGGCTTAAAAAAATAGAATATGTATATAGACGTTTTTCAACTTACACCAGGCAATGAGAGACCAAGAACGGACTGCTATGATTGTTTAGGTTGTCCACATTTACTTGCTATTAATGTAAATAGTTCACATGATGCATATATCGAATGTGACTATGAAAAGAATTAAAATCCAGAACATCTAAAAAAGAAGAATAGTTATGAATATAATGTTTGACAAGAGTGTGCTATTTATTGATTTGGATGGTACTTTAATCAAAACGGCATCAGGGAGTACGTTCCCCAAAGATTGCACGGACTTCATTATCCGAAAAGAAGTCTTGGATAAAATCGCAGAAAAACTGCCAAATTTGTTTTGGATAGGTATCGTTACCAATCAAGGAGGAATACCACAATTCATTTCAAAAAGAGACTTTGAGACAAAGTTTGAATGTATTATCCAGTTTGTTGGCTCATATTTAGGAAACAGAATACCTAAATTAAGTAGTATTAAAACGAGTGTAATTGTCTCTGGATTATACTGTGCCTCTACAGATAAAGATAACAAGGATAGAAAGCCAAATATAGGAATGTTAGAACATTTACAAGAATACTTTGGTGAGAATGATAAAAGCCAAATGATAATGATAGGCGATTTTAGTGGGAAGCCTGGAGACTTCTCTGACTCAGATAAGAAATGTGCTGAGAATTTTGGTATTGATTATATTGATGTTGAAGATTTATTGAAGCTATAATAACAGGTGTAACCAATCATCCCTCTTGGGATATAAAAATAAATAAAAAAAGAACTATGATTGAACCAAAAGATCTAAGAATAGGAGATTTTGTAAGGGTTAGCAGAGATCGCTCCACGATACCCCAAGGAACAATATGTAAAGTCGTAGGCATAGACGATGCACTGTCATTTCCAGATAACAACAATGGATGCGTCTCCTTGTTGGAACTTGATAACGGAGAGGGAGATATGCCAACAGGGATATGGTGCAAAGACATCGAAGGCATCCCAATCACTAAAGAGTTTCTTATAAAGAATGGATTTAAAGAGTTCAGACACCGTGTAGAAGAAGAAGGTTATGAATGGTACATTTACGAAAATGAGATTAATTGTACGGAAGTTCGGTATTATCCCATATCGAAAAAATACTTAGTATCTTATGACGGAATGGTGTTATATGAGATATTCTTCGTTCACGAACTACAGAACTTCATCTCTGCTCTCAAAGAGGACATCGAAATAACTATCTAAACAAATAATTATGAAAATACTATACAGAATACTGGTAATCCTGCTTTGGATTCCTATAATATTATTCCTTATTTTTGGACTACCGATAGTTCTTATAATTTCTCCTGTGATATATCTTTTCACAGGAAGAGCAAAAGGACTTTTCTTTGATATGCACCTCAAGGGATTGGATTATTTGCTTGATGTGGTAGAAATGCTTGCAAAGAAAGGAGAGTAGCCATGAATAGTAGACAGCGAAAGAAATATGCTCATGTAACGAGTAAATGTGCACATAACAAGTCATGTGAAGAACAAGTGCCTTACTGCGACTTCTATTACACACGCACATTTTTTAGGTGTCCAAGGCAGCCTCAATTCACAAACCACTTCGATGATGAGCTGGAGATGTGCTATCTGGATATATGCGGAAAATGCAAATCCTTCACACTCTCACGTGAGGCAATGAGGCTCGGAATGGAAAGAAGGAAAGCGGAAAAATGGATGAATCGCCATAAGTATTAACAATTTATTAGATAGACTGACTATGATTGACGATAAAGCAATAATGGCAGCAGCCAACAAGTATAATCCAGATAAAGGATTCCACGAGGAAATGAAGAGAATATCCTTCATGGATGGTGTTGCATGGTTCAAGCAAGCCCTTTGGCACACCGATGATGAAATCCCCGAAAGCGGAAAAATCATCCTCATCAAAGGCTTGGAATGGGACAACACGGTAGGAGGCTACAATCTTTTCAACACCACAACGGATATAGACCTTGCAGATTTCGACAGGGAAATACAATGGGACAACTTCTGCGAGTGTGCCGGGGTGAATTTTACATGGTGCTACATCGAAGATATATCTAAATAAAACATAAAGCGTATGAGTGGACTATTATCAATGATTGGAATACAGACAGAATTAGATTATCAAATAGATAATTCCCCATTTGATATTCCACGTATTAGACCCAATACCCCGAAAGTTAGTTTACCTTCTGACAAGCTGAAGTGTAAGCCAAAGGTACAACATGAGTTCACCATAAAGGGAGTGAAGATTATTGCTGCTTCAAAGAAGGATGCTATAAAGAAGTATAATCATCGTAAAAAAAGTAAAGAGTATGAAAGCAAAAGAATTAGCAGAACTGCTTTTAAAGAACCCAAATTTTGATGTTGTATTTAGCACTATAGATAATGGTGGAAGTTTTGGATTTAATGTAAAGCAGTTTAGAAACATTAATATCACTGATATAGGATATAGTGATAAAACTATTATCCTTGGTGGAGAAGAAGTATAATCATCGTAAAAATTAAAGCTTATGAGACAAAAATACATCCCAGGCGAATGGGTCAAATACATAGGAAATAACTCATTAAAATATGTGCAAATATGGCAGGTAAGAGAGAATTTCCTATTTTTGGAATCAGGGTATGGCGTGGTGAATTTCAGTGAAGTAGAGCCTATTCCCCTAACTTATGAAATGTTGGAGAAGAACGGATGGAAGTGGGATGGGCAGGATTTTGTTGGTGCATGTCTTCTATATCCTGAAGGCAACTATTTTGTTTTCGATGCATTTAGAACAAAAATAAAATATGTTCACCAGCTCCAACACTTACTCTTTGGTTTGGGAATTGATTTTGACTTTAATTTAGGGAATAGCAAGAAAGGAGGTGAGAAATGATCCTTGTCCTTATTGCTGGAATGCTATATATGGTTGTGGGTCTTTTAATAAGTCTCATTTGTTTATTCTTAAAACGATATGATAGTATAGGTTTGACAATAGCTCTCACCCTTAATATAGCAGGAATATTAAATGTTATAATTTATCATGCTACTGAAGCCCCATCAGCCCTTGATGTATATAAAGGTAAAACAGTACTAAAAATAACCTACGAGGACAAAGTTCCTGTAGATACAGTAGTGATATATAAGAAAGGAGGTGAGAAATGATTAACCCCGAAGATCTAAGAATAGGCGACCTGGTAAGGTTAAGCCGCGATTGCATATTTCCGAAAGGCACCATGTGCACTGTTGCCGATATACGTACCGAGATAGAACATAAGGATAAAAAAGGTGTTGTCAGTCTAAGTGCTATCAACGATGAAGACGACGGTCCTTGGGGAACTTGGTGCTGTAATATTGAAGGCATACCTATCACTCCCGAAATTCTCGAAAAGAACGGGTTTAAGGTTAGAGTATCAAGGGTATATTACACAAAGTTGATAGGATATGCAAACTTCTTACAACGAAATATTGCTATTGAACGTAAACGTAACGACTGGGCAGTATTCATCAGATACAAAAAAATGCCCGACTCGGTTTTATTACGCCACATTCAATACGTCCACGAGCTCCAACATATCCTTTGGGTGCTTGGCTTGGATGCAGAACTAAAAAAAAATATATAAACGAGATATGAAATTTGGAATTATTGATTTTATGATGGCATCGCTTCAGGTAGCCTTCATCGTAATGAAACTCTGCGGAGCAATCAGTTGGTCGTGGTGGTTAGTTCTTCTGCCAATGCTCTTAATTGTGGTGTTTAACATCCTCGTACTCCTTTTTTACGTTTACATAAAGGTGTACGAGTCGCATCAGCTCATCAAGCAGTATGGCACCGACAACAAGCTTGCCATTCGTTTGAAAAAGATGCAGCAAAAAAGGGAGGAGATGGAGCGAGAGATTAAAAAACGCACCGAAGAAGTGCAAAAAAAGAAACGCAAAGAGTAGATATTATGAGAACCATCAAATTCAAAGGTAAGAGTGTTGATAGTAGTGAGTGGATTGAAGGCTATTACTATAAGGAGTGTGATAATACCTACATCATTGAGGACAGACAGAAAGATTCTATGCTTAATCGTAATGAAGCGGTATTGATTGACCCTGATACCGTCTGCCAGTTCACTGGATTCCTCGACAAGAACGGCAAGGAGATTTATGAGGGCGACGTGTTGCGGTCGGACATATATCCGTTCAGTTGTGTCGGAGACGATGCGTATGACAACTATTACGGCACGATAGGCTGGAGCGAGTTTGAAGCATCGTTCTATATTGTGGCTATCAAGAACCCTAAGTCTTCCGTTAGAGGCATTTCCGAAGGCATCTGCGATTCCATTTCGCAAAAGACGATGCAAGGCTTTGAGGTCGTAGGCAGTATCCATGATAAGGAATGGCAGGAGAAGTTGAACCTAAAATAAAATAGATTATGACAATGACAGAATGGGCAGAAAAAGAAATAGCTGCCGCTTGTAAAAAAGAAAATCCTAATTGGGATGGTAAAAGTTTTGATTATGGGTGTAGTTGTTATCAGTCTGCACTTAAAGCATATAAGGCATTAATGGATGACGGACATAGTGGTTACAGTTTCAGTATAACAAAGAATATACTTAAGAAACTGCTTGATGATATTCCGCTGTCACCTATTACTGATAAGGATTTCTTTATTGATAATGATATTGCTGAATCTCCAGAATATCTTAAAGACCGTGGACTTAAATCACATATTCAATGTCCTCGTAGAAGTAGTCTTTTCCGTGAAGAAGATTTGGACGGAAATGTTAAATATAGGGATATCGACAGGTATTATTGTGTTGATGCAGATAATCCTTCTGATACGTTTTCAAGCGGTATTGCAAGATTCATTGATGAGTTATATCCTATAACAATGCCTTACACTCCAACTTCCATACCTTTTAAGGTATATGTTAGAAGTTGGCTAACTGATGAAACTCATGGAGATTATGACGTACAAGAAGTACTTGGTTATGTAGACCAGAAAGGGAGGTGGCATAATAGGTATGAATTTCTTTATATTGGTGATGATGAAACAAAGGTTATCACCAATTACGAAGAAAGAGAAAAACTTAGGAAAGCTAACATTGATACAGTAGAAGCTAAGATAGCTGCAGGTTTGATAGATGAAATAGAATATATTTTCTTAACTGATGACATGTATGAGCATGACAGAAAAAAGTATGATAAAATAAAGGCAATTGTTTATAAGGTTACAAGCAAATATTACTCCACTATTCGTTATGAAGGTTATGCTTTAGCTGAAAGTGATATACATGATGTACGTTATCTTAACACTTATGCCAATCAACGTATCATTGTCAATGGTTCAGATAAAGATAGAGCTGAATTAATTGGAAAATCTACACGTTTGAAAGGTCTGATAGAAGTTGTGGACAATGTTAAAGAAGAAATAAAAACTTTGATTAAAAAACTTTAAAAGATGATAATACAGAGTCCTTGAAGACATCTGTTCTGATATGGATTCTTCAAAGAGAAGATTGCAGTGAACAATTAAAAGGCATAACAAATGAAAATACTGAAAATAATAAGAATATTGTGTTGGTTGGTACTACTTGGAATGACAGTCTATGTTCTTTACCAACATGTTGGATGGGAATGTGGCATTACTGCAGCATCATCTATGTTACTGATTGCTACATGGATAATTGAATTTGAGTATAAGGTAATGGAAGGAGATGACTAATGAAGACAAGACAGAGTATTGAACAAATGCTTATGGCATTACCAAATCTTGCCATCGACCCTGACGATGGTAAAGTTCAAGTGAGTGACAATGGAAAGCTTGTTCCTCATTTATGTCGTTATAGGGGTAAATGGCAACTTTATTGGTCAAATGGTAATTATTGGTATATACAAGATACAGAAGGTGATACTCCTACTGAGGCAATACAAAAGGCTTATGACTATTGTGTAGAACAAGGATGGATAAAAGAGGAGGAATGAACAGACAACAAGTAAAGTAAATAAAATCATAACAAGAAGTTGTTTGGGTGTAGCTGGGCAAGATAAGATCTTGACACGTGTGGCAAAAAATTAGACCCCACTAACAGCCAATAGGCAAAACCTACAACAGCAGTTTCTATTGATAGCGGAACATAAAAAGTATCGTGAACCCAAAAACTTCTTGTTTTATTTTTTAAAGTAAAAGGTTTAGATTATGACAAAAGAGCAACTTGAAATAGCGGTCAAACTGAACAGGTCTTTAGAACAACTTGAATGGATTTTAGACCATCTCCAGGGAAGGTGCAAAGATGAGATTTGGTATTTCTCAGCTCGCAGTTTAACAAAGGATGAATTGGAAATGCCTGACATTTTAAGAGCTGAATTTATTGTAGCAGTGAAAGACTGCATAAGAAGAACTGAAGAAGAAATCAAAGAACTATAATACGTACTATGACAAAAGAAGAATTTAACAAAAGAGTCACTGAACTGAAAAACGAAAGAGAGAAAATCAACAAGCTGATATATGATGCTACAATGGAGTATATCAGCAGTCTGCCCTATAAAGAGGGGGATAAGATTTACACAGACTATAGGTCTGCGGTGCGGATTACATCCATTACTCCACACAAGGATGATGGGCATAACTACACTGGTGATCTTGACGTATGGGTTAACTTAGCAGAAAGCGATGGCACACGCTCCAAAAGATGTTCACTTTTATGGAGAGCGGAAATAGACACAATTAAGAAAATAGATTAAAGTATGATTGATAACTTGACAATAACCTTTGAGAGTAATGGCATAACGCATACTCTTGATGTTCCAACAAGGGATGAAAACCTGCCATACAATTTGGCAACGGCATTTACTGAAATTATAAAGCAGTCAGATGCAAACAGTGAAATGGTAATAGATAACCTTGGTGATGAGTTTGCTTATGGAACAAATTCTTGGATTTCAGTCAATGACAGGCTACCTGCTATGAATGTAGTAGTAATTGCTCTTAATGATGAGAATAAACTTTCATTTGCTCACAGAGTAGATCCTGTAGTAGAAAACCACTACAGGGGTTGGAATATTCCAAGTGTAGAATATTGGATGCCATTTAAACCTTTAGAATTTTAAATTTATGACAAACATCGAATTGATAAAAGAACTATTGGCAACAGTGGAAAATCATGGTGTGCTTCCTGTTTATATAGATGCAGGAATTATCAGGGATTATACAAAGGGCGACGATTCTATTAAAGATGTTGTGTGCCAGATGGGATGTGTAACACTTTATAATTATTGAATTATGACGAATGTAGAACTAATAGAAGAATTGCAGAAATCAGTAGACAAATATGGGGAACTGCCTATACAGATTATCTATGAAGATGTAAACCTTATAGGGGAGGACATAAGAGTTGAGTTAGACCAGTCTTGTAGTATGAACTGCAAAGCAATTTCAATATACACTGATTAAGAAATTTTACGACTATGACAAGAGAACAAGCAAAATATATTCTGCCTATACTCCAGGCATTCTGTGAAGGCAAGACAATACAACTGCTTGGAAGAGAAGGTTGGACGGACTTATACAATGAATTCATATTTAACATAAGTTGTCACTATCGCATTAAGCCAGAGTTCAAGGATGGGGATATATTATACGCAACAGACTGGATTAGTGGTTATATCTATATTAATAAAGAGTCTAACCCGGATATAGCTACATGTTATTGCTATAAACTAACAGGGGGAGGATATTTGCATATATGTAATTTGGAGAATCCTTACGATTGTACTCTTCCATCAATTGCTATTAAAGAAAAAGAAACAAGGTTTGCAACAGAATCTGAGAAGCAGCAACTCTTTGATGCTTTAGCCAAGGAAAACAAACGTTGGGATGCTGAGAAGAAAGCTATAGTGGATTTACCAAAGGATACAGACTTAAGACCCACACTAAGTAAATTTCATATAAAGCCGGAACCTAAATATCGCCCATTTGCTAATGCACAAGAGTGCCTTGAGGAGATGAAAAAACATGTACCATTCGGTTGGCTGAAAGACAAGTATTCTTTTTATCCCATTGAAATGATTGGTACTAACTTTAGTAAGGGATGGATAAAATGCTATGGAATATGGTTTACTCCAGAGAAAATGTTTAAAGATACCACCTTCCTTGATGGAACACCCTTCGGTATTAGGGAGAATTTCTAATAAAGGTATTTTTATTCGTTCATCATCGAATGATGCGAATGAAAAAAAAATCCGATGACAAAAAGGTTACTAACGAAAATATAGAGTATGCAAAAGATTATGTTCAACGACAAGTACCGACTGACCGAAGCCGTACTTGCCAAGCGGAAGACTCAGACGAGGCGAGCGGTAAACGATTTGGAGATGATGAAACTTCTCAGAAAGTTCGACTCGCAGGGTTCCCTTCTTACCCTTTACGAACGCTTCAATTTAAACCCCAAACTACGCGAGCTGTTTATCCTCAATCGCAGAGTAATGCACTATCGACGGAACGAAATAATAGCCATTGCGCAGCCGTACAAAGACGTATATTTCCATCCGTCAATAAAACGTCCGCGCCCTGACATGGAGACGGAAAAGGGTTGGAGCAACAAAATGTTTGTCCGTGCCGAAGACATGCCCCATCATATCCGTATAACCAATATTCGCATTGAGCGTTTGCAAGACATAAAAAGCGAGGATTGCTTAAACGAAGGTCTCTGGAGGGCTGGAGACGTAGGACTTGAAGGTACGACGTATTGGTATCATGGCCTTGCCAACTCCTCGTTCCGCACTCCGCAGGATGCCTACGCATCATTAATCGACCGTATTTCTGGCAAAGGCACTTGGGAGAGCAATCCTTATGTATTTGTTTACGATTTTGAACTTATAGATTAGAATCCAGAACATCCAGTAGTTCCAGAACATCTAAACAAAACAACAATGAAATACGAAAAAAGAGTAGTCTTCTGCCAATGGGAACCATTTGGTGAAGTAAAGGCGATGTATTTCGTCCGTCAAAAGAAACATTGGTGGAGTAGGTGGAAACTTATCGAAGAAGACGGTGTTCCACGACTCTTCACTTCAGAAGGAATATCAAATTTCATAAACATCAAAGAACACGGCGTTCCACTATTGCTTAGTTCAGAAGAAATATCGAAATTTAAAAACAAAACAACAATGAAAAAATTCAAAAAACTCAAAGCCCTGTGGAATATCCTCACGGCTCCCGCATTTTGTTATTACACATTCAGCAAGAAGGATGCTCCCTTCGTAGAAGCCGACATGCTGCATTCCGTCATCCTCACCGCCGCCAGGAAACTTGTCGAGGCGGAAGTGATAAACGAAACGCGTCTGAATATGATACAGGACATCATCGAAGACCGTTCCGTAGTCCTCCACACCGTAGCCTTGTCCGACAAGGACCTGCAAGTCCCCACACACTTTGTCTCCTACGACGCCACCGACGAGGACATTGACCTAATGAAGGAAGACGAGTTTATCTAAAAATCCAGAACGTCCAGAATATCCAGAACATCTAAAATACACTCACAATTAAAACAACAAGAACATGGCAGAAATACACGAAATGACAATGAACGAATATCAGAACCTCGCTCTTGAAACCGCGATATATCCTCAGCCGATTATATACCCGGCTTTGGGATTGACTGGCGAGGCTGGCGAAGTAGCAGACAAGGTGAAGAAAGTGTTGCGAGACAATGACTCGCAGTTCACACCCGAAAAGAAACTTGAAATCGCAAAGGAAATAGGCGATGTCTTGTGGTATTGCGCTACGTTGTCACACGACCTTGGCTACACGCTTGAAGATATCGCCTCGATGAATTATGCGAAGCTGCGTTCCCGGCAGAAACGCAACAAGCTGCATGGCAGTGGAGATAATAGATAAAGAGAGTATTAACCATCTAACCCCAAATGCTTATGAACAAATCACACATCGCACTCCTGCGCTCTAACTACGAGAACGCCTGCAATGCCTACCTCAAAGCCTTCTGCCAAAAGCACGGCTTCTCCGAAGCCTACTGGGTAGCCGACAGGGTGGGCGAGATAGCAGACTGCAACGAGTCCTACACCTTCGATATGTCAACCATCCGTACCGACATCGACGAGGACGCACCCGAAGAGCAACTCCTTGAGTGGCATTCCTACACTGAGGAAGCCACTCTCTTCAACCTCACCACCCCCAACTTCCACCACTGGCTCCACGGATGCCCACGCTCCTCTCCCGAGGAACTGCAGAAGCTAAGGGACATGCGGCAGGAGTTTGAAGACAAGATAAATGAAATCAACAAACACAACTCATTCTAAAAAAAATCCTCATCAGGTTGTCGGATGCAGCCTGGTGGGGATTTTTTTTATTTGCGCCCTTTTCTGATGAAGAGCTTTCCGATCCTCCAACACTGACGCGTAGCAAAAGCATACACATACAGGGCACAGGTGAGGATGATTAGGATAAGGTCGGCGTCATACATCTCGTTGGTAATAAGCCACGATCCGTAAAACATCCTTATCACGTTCACACCAATAAGATATACGAACGGAATCCTGTATATCCAGCACAACTGGTAGAAATAGCTTGCCGGCATCATCATCAACACAGGGAATACATAGGTCATGCAATACAGGTACACCATACTACTTTCATTCTCTTCTATGTTCACTATAATCTCACGTGGGTTGGAATGAAAATCGAACACTCCATACCAATGTGCGAGCATTATTACCAACGGGACGTATTTCAACGCCCATTCATACCACCAGAACGTTCCTTTGTTCAGTGGTAGCTTGTTTTCTGATTCTTCCATAAACTTACGGTTTGGTTGATTAGCTTTAGATTTTATTACTTTTCTTTGCAAATTTAGCCATTAAAACTAAAGGATTGTTATTTCTGTTAGCGTTGGTTAACAGATTTAACAACCCTTAGTAATAGAAATGACATATCGTTTCATTTCCTCATGGCATTCATATAATGCCATATCTTGCTCCCCTCCAGTCCGTAGTCTTCATCATTGAAATAGAACTCATAGGCTGCTTTCAGTATCTCCCCGTCAGAAAGCACGGCGCAGGTGTCGGCATAGAAGCTGTTATATGCCACATACTTGTCCCACTCCGTTGTTCCTTCGGGAAACACAAGTCCTTTTGTTGCTTCTTCAATCATTGGCATCGTCCATTTCGGTTCTGTGTGTGTCACTCCGTCCTTGTCGGTATATTTCAGTCCTTTCAGCGCCATTTCTGCGGATTTCTCACAAAAATGCGGCTCTTGTGCCATCTTTACGGCATTTAAGAATATATACATCACCATAGTCATTCCTCCTAACTTAATTTATCCACAAGCGTCCTCACAAGTCCTTTCAGCTCGTTCATGCCGCTTTCAAGCGAACCGATGCGCTCGTCCTGTTTCTTTTTCTCGGCAAACGCGGGATTCCACTCTTCTTTTATCCTCTCGCAGTCCTTCTTTCTCGCCTCGTGCTTTGCCACACTGTTTATGATGTCGGTGCTCTCGGCCTCCAGTGCGTCCACTTCTTTGAGTATTCCTTCCCTGTCTACGCTGAGTATCGTGTTTCCTGCGCTCACAACCGAAGAGTCTGCCGGCATGGTGTAGGTGTTGTTTGCTCCGTTGGTCTCCACGGTCACATCAACAACCGTTGACGATGCCGTTCCGCCGCCGCTGTATTGCGGAAAGCGTGGCTGGGTAATCGCCGTCACCCTGCCTATCTCTTCTCTCAGTCCCTCGTCACCCTTGTGCAGCATATACACGGGGTGTCCTTTCTTTATATCCTTGAACGTCATAATCTCTGTCTTTTTGGTTATACAATAAAAGCGGCATCCCGACTTGTGGAATACCGCTTAAAGTGGACTTTCGCCCTATTGTTTTAAAATTGCTATGATATAGCCTACTCTAATTGTTCTGGATTACCAGCCTCTTTTTTAAAGTGGTCAAATTCGACCACATTAAAATTTTTATTATATAAGGTTTCCCATATTCCGAGAAATTCGATAGTAGAGCGGTTTCTAATCCAATTCTTTATAATATCAGCAGCCCTTGTATCTCCTCCTTTTCAAAGATACAGCAAAATAATGATACTGCAAAATTCAAGCGGTATTCCAACAAGTCAAAGAACGCTTCATTTCCTTTTCTTCCCTAAACGGAAGAGCCTCCGCACGGACTTCTTCTCCGTAGGCGCAGGCTCCTCCTTAATTCATGTGGTCGCTGTAGTGGCCTTGGTTCCCAATGCCGCTATCAAGGTGGCATTCTGTCTCTGCTGCGACAGCTCAAGCTCTGCCCTGTTCAGGCGAAGCTGCAGGTCCTCCTGCCAGTGTCCGTTCAGCGTGTCGATGATGCGCTGTGTGTTGGCGTTAGCGTTGGTCTTCAGATCACAAGCCATCTGGCTCATCTGGAATCCCACGTTGGAGAAGCCTCTCTCCAGTCCTGTGTTCGTGTAGCTGAAACCCTGTTGCATTCCGTTCACGATGTCCTTCTGACCGAGCTGATTCTCATAACCCATCTTGATGATGTTCTGCTGTGTCTGGCAGCAGCAGTCCTTCAACTGCTGTACGATGTTCATGTCACCGAGGTTCACGGCGTTGATGACTCTTTCTGCCGAAAAGCCCACCTGACCGCTAAGACGGTCGATGCCGCCACGAACATCACATATAGCAGAATTGAGAGTGTTGAAATCACAATTCAAGTTACCTGCCAAACGGTCAATAGCATTATTGTTACCCTTAATGGCATCCATCAGTAGATTTGAGTTCTGGTTGTCTGCCATCTGGGAACGGATAGCGTTTAGCTGACCTTGGATTTCAGCATCTTGAACTTTACTTCCATCGTCGCCCCACATCTTACGGGCAACCATCATCCATACAAGATAAACGAAGGGGTCGTTCCACTGGTTGTTCATACCTCCGTTCATCATCGCCGCCATCGCCATAGGGTCGTTACCCTTGTTTGCCATCGCAGCCCATGCCAGAGCGTCATTGTTCCTCGCTCCGTCACAACATATAATCTTCTCTGCTTCCATAATGAAAATGTGTTTGTGTCGTTTCGTTCCAAAATCAGAACTTGACGCAAAGATAGCCAATGTTCCACCAAAGACACAACATTGCTTTTCGTGGCAACATCCTGCCACATTACAGCACAAAAAAACAGTCCTGCCTCCCGACAGAACTGTCCTCCTGAAAAACAATTCAATAATTACCTTAAATTTAGAAAGAAATCATAGTTAAAAAAACATATTCAACTTATATGATGAAAAGTATCAAGTTCCTCTTTCGTCCATCGGCGGCTGACATCACCGACGACCTTCTTCCCTTGCGGTATCTTGCCTTCACGCCGCAGCTTGTCAAACTTGCTCCTCGACATTCCGAGATACCTCATGGCTTCGGTCTTGTTATAGGTCTTCTCCCTGCTGCCGGCAAACATCTCCAGGCAGCTGAGAAACCTCTCGTTCTGCTCTTCCGTAGTGCTGCACTTTCCGCTGTCTATGCGGTCTATCAGCTCTTGCAGCAATGCTCGTATCATCTGTAACGTAACGCTCAAAACCGTCTCTTTATTAGCCATAGCAAAGATAATAAAATTATTGCTAATACACAACAGATTGGCACGAAATAATCCACCTTAATCTGCTCCCATCTCCCTAATTTCTTTTCCACAGGGAACGGCACTCTCACGGAGTCTGTCTTCAACATCGTGTCCGTCTTGTTCGTGTATATGTAATGGTCGTTATACACCTTTTTCAGTTTCTCCTTGAACACGGTGTCTCCCTTCATCCACACGCTCACACTGTCATGCACCCACACGGAATCTCTCTTGACGAAGCTGTCCGTCCTCACCTTATACTCCGTGTGATATTCGGGCACACTCACATATTTCGTCCTGCACGAAACCAAACAGACCATTATTAGTCCTATCAGTCCTATTCGTCCTATAAGTCTATAAGCCATAATATCCTCTTTTGATTTGAAAGCCCCTATCCTCACGGACCGAGGCTTGAAAAAATTAACTAATACTTAAAACTATGAAGAAAAAAACTAAATATCCTTATATTCCTCCACCGCATTGAAGCAAGGGCAGCTCTTCTCCCATTTCTTCGGGTTGTCCTCTCCCCAGATGCTGCGGTGTCCCATTATCCTTGCGGCAGGGTATTTCTTGTGCAGTATGCCAAGCAGCTTTCTCAGTGTAGCCTTCTGCGCCGGAGTCCTGTTGTCAACCGCCACAATCTTCTTGTTCGGTCGCTCTATTCCTCCCACATAAGCCACATTGATGGCAGTGGAATTGTAGCCCTTCACTCCATTGCTCACCTCTTCCACTGCGAGCATCTGATGTACGCCTCCGTCAGCAGTCACCACATAGTGATAGCCGGGCTGCTTCCATCCTTTCGCCTTGAACTCTGCCCAAAGCTCCTTCGTTCCCCAATTTTGGTTACTCGCCGTGCAATGCACGAAAATCCTTTCTATCTTTCTCATTTTAATTCTGTTTTTTGTCATCATCTTCTTCAAGTGCCTCCTCGATCGCATCGCCTACGTCCTTGTTGCGCTTGCGAATGAGGCAGATGATGAATTTTTTTATACTTAGTTTGTTTGTCACTCCATGCAGGGCGCAGATATGCCCCACGATGCTGTCCACTTCCCAGATACACCCGAAGCCGAGTCCCACCGCCGCCGTTGTCACGTGGTTGGCGATGCCCAGCGGCTCGAAGATGCCGAGACCGAAGAATGTTCCCAATAGCAGGTAGCCGATGTAGTCCATGAACTTGTTGCAAGTTCTTCTGCCTGCTCTCGAAAATCTGAAATGCTCCTTCTTCTGAAGGCTCTCGCTAAGCCCATACCAGAAATCCGCCACTATCAGCACTGCTATCAGTATCAGCATCCACCGCAGGTCATACACTACGCCCAGTGCTTCCTTCGAGAATGTTCCGCTACTTATAAACAGGAAAATTCCTCCTCTCGCCAGTCCCTCATTCATGCGCACCTCCTTCCGTTATCCTTTTTTACAATCTTTCCCATTTCCGTTTTTGTTGTTTAGTTCATCAATACTCTCGTCAGTACACACCTCAGAGCCACACCCACCGCTACGGCGATGCATCCTCTCGTCAGGTCTCCCTTGTTCCACTCTCCGTGATAGTAATGGCATCTGTCATTGTCCTCATGCACTATCAGCGCAATCAGTCCGAAGCCACCTCCGAATATCAGTGATATAAGAAAATATACCACCATTCCCATCCAATCCTTTCTGTTCATTTTCATCTTCTTTTCTTCAATTTTTTTAATTATCACTTTGGTTATTTATAGTACTTTCAGTTGGTAGATTCCATGCCTGTATAGTACCCCAATACTTTTTCTGTGAATATATAATACTTATCTCATAGTGCTTGTTCGCTTCTATCACAGGCTCTGTAGCCCAGATTACATTCTGTGGGAGTGTAGTAGTAGGAACATTATTTCCTGTATTTATTGCACACTTATATTCATTTACTACTGTATTATCAACAGGCTCAGTAAGTGTTAGCGTCAGAGTGTCTCCTGCAGTTATCTCATACTTCTTGTTTGGCTGCAAAGCTATAGCTGCGTCAGTAGAAGCAATGATAGGAGTAATATCAGCCTTACTATTAATTATTTCCTGCACACTTTTGATGTCTGGGTTCAACACTTCTTGGCCAGCAGCATTGTTAACAGTGAGGTTTGTTCCAGTATATCCACCAAAACCTTTTAGATACAGCCCGTAGTTGTCTGCATCCATATCAATACCATTTATGCCGTTGAAACCAACGCTGAAGATAGATTTGTCATTTTTAGCATTTTTTCCAATAGCGATAGCATAATTTTTAGATACATCTGCTTGAGGACCTAATGCAATAGAACCTTTTCCTGTTGCGTGTGCTAACGTTCCTAATGCAATAGCATACCAACCTGCTGACGATAATGTCCCTACTGCAACAGCATCCGAAGCTGCTACAGTAGCATTATAACCTAATGCAGTAGAGTAATTGTAATTTGCTTTTGCACCAACCCCGACTGCAGTAGCAGATTTACCGCCAGCCATTGCTGAATCATCTATTGCAAAAGAAAAAGCACCACGTTTTGATGAATCATATTCTTTTTTTATACATTGATATATCTCATTAGATTTTACATATTCCGACAAATCAACTTCTGGTTTGTATTTGCCAAGTTCCTCCCATTTATTGTTAATATATACATATTCTGTGTAAATATTCTCTGTATCTTCACTTGCTGTATTTTTCACAAGATAAATCTTGTTACTTTTGATGTTCTCTGTAGGAAGAGCATCAACAACAAGTACTATTTGTGTGTCCACGTTGCCTAACTGACTTAGAGGCACTTTGCCATCTACAAGGTCGGCTTTCTTATTTAAGTCAAAATGAGAGCCATCTGTGGCAAAAACAGATGTAGAAGTTCCATTTTTAGATTCTATATATAAAATCTGGTCTGGAGCTTTAATACAAATATTTTTTACAACATTTCCATTTAAGCCATCATAACTTCTAATGTTTAAATATCCTTTACCACCATTTACACGCCTGTCAAAATCACCAGATAGAGTAACATAATCATAAACAAAAGACAGATTATTTATATTTTTAATAGACATATATCCATTTCCTTCATCATCATATAGATTTTTTATATATTCAAATGGTATGTTACTGTCTTCGTCATTATCATTATACCAAACTCCATTACCTCTCACACCACTACCTATGTGTGATGTTATGGTTCCGTCATTATTAAAACAAAATTGTGAATATATATCGTATCCTTCATTGGAGCCTACAATTCTAGTCTCAAAGCAAAAACTACTGTTTTCATTATCATAATATAAGAATGATGTTTGTGCAGTATCTGCATCGAGTGCTTCAGTCAGATAAAATGTCGGGGAACCATAAAAACCTTTCCTCTCATATATAGGAACAAGGCCATCTCCATTAAGGCTTGTTGCTTCATCATAGAAATTAGTGCAGTCACTCCAATAGATATTCTCAACAAACAACTTGTCATAGTTATGAGCTGGTTTGCCGAGGTTCCCTTTATTTACAATATAATTTCCTTTAACTGCTCCCAGTGATGGGTCTTTAAATGAGCTACTGCCTGTACCAGCTGGGTATACGCTCTTTGTCTTTATATCATGGGTTTCACAATGGAGTGTTCCATTAATAGTTGTCTCACCTGCTTTGAGAGTGCTCTTCGTGGTGATTGACTTCTTCACATTCAACTCATTGTTAACTGTGACACTGCCATTTGCTGTAATGCCTCTTGTTGTTAAGTCCCTAACAGTAGCAGAGCCATTTACTTCCAATGTTCCACCTCTTGTGAATGTAGTTCCATTTTCTCCAAAACCTTCTGCATGATAGCTCTTATTTGCATTGTAATCTTTTCCACCTATGACAACATTCTTATCAGTATTAATGAGTGCGTATCTACCATCAGCATATTTCACTCTATAATTGTTACTATTCGTATAACTTATAAATCCAAATGATTGAACACAAGCAGTTATATTGTGATATTCATCAAAGCCATGTATAATACTAGTGTCAAATCGGTCATCCTTGCTATAAGAATCATTACGATAAATCCTACCACTTGAAACATCATATAGAATGAAACACAAATAATCGTCTTCTACATCATAGAAAAAATTCGCCGGTACAATTGCTACTACAAAATCTTCACCTAAATTTGAAGCTTTTGTAATGCACTTATAATCTTTCACATTATCAGTATCAATCTCAACAGAGATTTTGTCAAAATTGGTGCTGATATATATTGCTAGTACATCGTATGAATTAAATCTAAAAGTGGAAGATTCTTCCTGTATAAGCTTAGATTTGGAGCATCGTATATAGAAACCACAATAGTTGCCTCGTTTAAGCAAATATTGGTGAAAATCACTACACTTTTCAATATCTGTATCAGCATTCCACTCACGCCCTGCTTTTCCAGTAAGTCTTTTAATTTCAACGATAGTTTCATTCTTGTCGGCTTTCAGACCTAACTTTTCTGCCAAGTCATCAATAGTCTCTTCTCTTTTCTCTTCCGCCTGTTCGCGTTTTGTTTCCGCATTCTTGCGTAACAGCTCGGCATCAGTACATTCCTGCTCTGCGTCGGTGCGTTCCTGCTCCGCCTTTGCACGTCCGTTTTCCGCTTTCTGTCTTGCGGCTTCATTGTCTTGTCTTGCGGTTTCCGCTTCCACACGTTGTTTTTCCGCTTCCACTCTCGCAGTCTCCGCCTTTGTGACTTCCGCCGCCACATCCGTAGCAGGTTTTTGCAGGAAGGCGTACCAGTCTGCGAGTGTTCCTGTGTTGCCCTCGCTGAGCCACACCTCGTATGCCGAAAGTCCGGGCTTGCCGATGAGCACGTTGCTCTGAAGGCTTACCATGAAATCCTCAAATTCAACGTCATCATCGTTCTCTTCGCAGGAATGTGCTACGAGAGTGAACGCCTGGTCTGCACAGACAGTCCTGCGTGGCGCCCCTTCGGTAGCGTCTTCGAGTATCACTGCCCTTGCTCCCGTCATGCGCTGCATCGAGGCAGGGTAGGTGAAGTTCACCACGCAGCCTTCCACCGTGAAGGTCGTGATTTCTTCTTTCCTGTACGCCGACCTAACATATAGCTTCAGCGCCTTCCCTTCGAGGCTCACGGCTTGTCCGTCCGTCTTCACCTCCCATCTGACATTTATGTCATTGCCGATTCTTACCTTTCTCATATCTTGATTTTTTTTGCGTTGTCAATTTTATTCCACGAACACTTCCACTCTCTCTCTCGTTCCGTCCACGTCGGTGTAGTAGTTATACACATAGATGGCGAGCACGTTCAGTCCGTTCTTCTTCGTTCCCCAATGCAGTTTCTCGCCCTTTTCGATATACACTCCCGAGGTGATGAGTTGCAGACTGCCGTTCATATACAGCGGTCGGCGGTTGAACCATTTTCCGTCTGCCTGTTGTGCCAGAGCCGGTGTGTTGATGCCGTTTGCAGTGTCGGCTACGTATGCGTTGCTGACCCTCGCAGCACGGTAGTAATAGATGTCGGCAGACTGGTTCATCCTCGATTTCGGCTCGTAGCCTGCTCCTGTAGCGGCGCTTGGCATGAGCTGGCTCTTGAACTTGCTGTCTATGATATTGTCTCCGTCGGAATTGGTGTGGTACACATCATCATCGTAGGAGGTCACACCGCCCATCACAATCACATTCGCGAAGAAGGTGCCGAGTCTTTCTGCCGAATAGGTTGACACACTGGCGGTCTGCAAGCCTTTGTTTTCAAGTCCGCCGGGACCGAGATTGTAAAGCAGGTTGCCGAGGTTGTCGTAATACGAGAGCACCATCATTCCGCTGTTCGGGTCGAGACCGAACTGGATGTTCAGCTGACCCTTGCCATTGAACACCTCCATTAGTCCGTCCTGGGCTTTCACGTAGCCCTCGCCTCTGTTCATCGTTGCAAGTATTCCTGCCGTGAGTTGCCCGTCGGCAGTGATGGCGGTTGTTGTCTCGCCCAGTCTGTTCCTCACGATGAAATTGTCCGCGGTGGCGATTATCTTCTGTGCCTCGATGTCAATGCCCACGGGCAGCAGCTGTCCTGCCGTGAGGGTGCGCTCTGTGTATTCCGTCGCCCTGTAGCTCTTTTCGAGCTTCACTCCTGCCACCCATACTTCGCCGCCGGCAGAGAGCTGCACGGGGACAAGGGCGTCTTTCACGTCTTCCTGCGTGTGGTACACCGAAGGGATGTGTCCTTCGTGGAGCATCACCTTGCCGATGCCGGCGTATTTCTGCGTAAAACGGAATATCACGAGCTGTGAGTTACCCTTCACATTCTTGGCCTGAAAGGTCACTGTGTGGTTTGTGATAGTCTCGTCTGCGGCTATCGTTATGCTGCCGCTGCTGGTCGCCGTGACTGCCTTTCCGTCGAGATACACTTCCGCAAGGGTCGTGTTGGCGAGCAGTAGTGTGAGTCCGAAACTGGTGACGCTGAACTGCAGGGTGTATATCTTGCCGGCAGAGAGAGAGACCACCTGCGAAATCTGACCGTAGCCTGTGCTTCCCGTGATGGCTGTAAGATGTGCCATACCGTTGGAATTTACCTCCCATGTTCCCATCCTGTTCCACGACGTGAGCTGTCCTGCCGCGTCGTTGTAGCCGGAGTTTTTTATCATGTTGTAGACACTGAATGCCGTTGACCATCTTACGATGATCTTCCTCCAGTCCGCCGTGAGGGTGTTTGCCACTCCTCCTGCCGCACCTGTAGCTTCGTGTCCCTGGTTGTCTTCTGTGAGCACGCAGCAGGCAGGTCCGAGTATCGTTCCTAAGGTGCCCGTGCCCTTCACCCACATAGACAGGGTATAAGCGGATTCTCCGTCCAGTGTCACAGGACATTGCAGCAGCATAAGCGCCTTGTTCTTCGTATCTTTGTAATGTGCCACGGTAGTGTGTCTTCCGTCCACCACGTATGCGTCGGTGGTGAGCTCCGTTCCCGATGCCTTCACCCATCCTCCTTCATCGAGGCAGGGCAGAAGATTGCCTGTTACGGCAGGGTCTTCTTCGGCTGGGGTCCATGGTGTCGCCGTGTCTCCCTCTTCAATCTGCATGTAGTCGAGACGGAAGAAGCCTTTTTCCTGCGCACGCCTGTTGCCGTAAACGCTTACTGACTCATTGTGCCAGGTGTAGGCTGCCACGTTGTAGTTTCCGCTTTCGGTGATGTCGAAGGTGACGCTTGCGGTCTGGTCTTCGCCGGTGATTTCAACAGCCTGTGCGAATGACCAACCGTCATTATAGATATAGACTCTCAGACTGCCTCCTGTGCTTGTCAGACTGTTTTCCGCAGTGCCTCTCGCGCTGAGCGTGTAGACAGTCCCTGCTTCAAGTCTCACTGTCCTTCGACACACTTCATAGCCGTTGCTCCTCAGCATCACCTTCGAGTCGGGGATGAGGTTGCGGTATGTCCTCGCCACGTTATCCACCTTCGCCGAAATCTTGTCGGCTTCCACTTTCAGCTCTGCGATTGTCTTCGACAGTCCGTCAAGTGCTTTTCCCTGCTCGTCAAGTGCGAACGACAGTTCCTTCGTGCCGTTCTGCGCATAGAAAGCGCCACGGATGATATTGCCGCTCGGAGAGAGTTTCGTCACCTCCTTGCCCGTCAGGGTGTAATCATTGATGCCGGCATACTGGATGAAGCTCGGCGCTCCGTCGCCAGTGGTGTTTATCATCACGGCGTTGCCTCTTTCCGTCGCATGTGTCTTGCTGCCCAAGCAGCAGATGTCGTCGCCTGCCGCTGGAATGTCACTGCCTGCCATGCAGTCGGTGCCGCTCAGCACTATCAGGTGGAATTTCCGTCCGGCAAGGATCGTCTTGCCGCTGTTGTCGTTTTCGTAGGTGTTTGGCGATACCCACGTCACCTTGCGCCAGTAGTCCTTGTTCGCCACGTTCTCATAAACTCCTGTCTTCACGTTGAAGGTCTTGCATCTCGCCAAGTCGCCTTCCTTCCAAAGATTCTCTGTTGCCTTCTCTCCGTCGTCGGCAAGGATATAGCACCAGTAGTCCCCTTCCACCAGCTCTACGTAATACAGACTGCTTCCTGCTGGTGAGAAAACGAAATTTCCGCCGACATACGACAGCTTGCGTATCTCAAGTTCATGGAACACCGCCTTGCCCCATACTTCAAGGTCTGTAAGCGAGAGCTTGTATTTGCCGTCCGTCCTTTTCTTCAGTCCGTAACCGCTCTGCTCGTCTGCGTTATAGTCCGTCGATGCTATCTCTCCCAGTGTCGCGTCTCCCGTGCTTGTGATGCCGTATTTCCCCAGTGTGAGGCTTTTCAGCACCGCCTCTCCCAGCTCGCTGATGGAATACTCGCTTCCAAGCTGGATGCCGCGGAGGAATGTTATCAGTCCTTTCGCCGTATCTGCCTCCGTCTTCGACAGGAAATGGTTCTTGCCTGCCTGGGCTACCATCTGTTCTATCTGCCTGCTCGTGAAGCTGCCGAGACCCAAGGAACCGCTGACGATGCTTGATACCTGGTTCTGGATCTTCTTGATGGTGCTGACTTCCTTTTCTTCTTTCAGGGTTATCTCAAAGGTGGGGATCTTGCCGTCCTGCTCCTTTATCACGAGGTTGTTGATGGTTATCCTCGTGTCAATGGAAAGGTCGTCGTCCCTGAACTGGAGGATGTCGCCTTCTTTCAGTGTCTTGTAGAGGGAAATGGTGGTGCCTGTCGTATCGCTTTCGGCAGCATCATCCTGGCGTGCCATGAATATCTCGTCTACTTTCGGGGTGTAGGTCTTGCGGGTGTAGTCATTGTCGTCAAGCTTGGCGATGGCGTATTTCAGCATCTCTATGGAGGCGTTTTCGATGTATTCTTTCGGCAGGTCGATGCCGGTAAGAACGAAATGGTCGCCTTTGCTTATAGGGAAATCCTTGTAGGGGAAATAGAGGTTGAGGTCGCTGTCTTTCGCTCTTTCAAGTTTCAGACGCCATCTTCCGTCTTTCTCGTGGTGGATGGCGGCTACATTGAAACTCCTGCCGCCGCACATGCCGTCTTTCATGTTGACCTGGAAATCGCTCTGGGCAAGGAGCTGCAAATCGAAATTTATCTGTGATTTCAGATAGATGTCGAAATTGGGGATGTCTTTCACGGTGTCCTTGAACACACCGGGGTCGGTAACGCTTTCTTCCGTGCCGGTCTCTATCTCATCAATGCGCTGACCGTCCACTTTCATTTCTTCTATCGTGGGATAGATGTTCTTCAAGCCTTCTTTTTCATTGTCGGTGTCGAAAAACACTGATGACGGACGTATGCCTATCTTGTCGCGGTTCTCTGACTCTATGTAGGGCCTGTATTTGTCGGTGGAGAAATAATGTTTGCGGCCGTTGGGATTCACATAGTTCTTTATATCGTCACTCTGGGCTTCCCACCACTCCTGGAGGGATTTCTCCGGGAAACCGGGCAACATGAGGACGTTCACTGACATCCTGTCGGGAACAAGGCTCGTACCGTCGAGGTTGCCTGACGGGATGTTGGTCTTCACTGTACCTTCGTCGAAATACACGCGCTTGCCAACGCCGCTGCCTCTGATGAAGGCTTCAACATTGGTGGGGTTGCTGTCGGCGATGGGGTAGTGGGTGGGGTTGGCGGTGTTCCTGGCTTCTACTTGCAACAGGGTGTATTTCGTGCCTTCACTGTGGTAATTGCCGTCAAGGTCATAGTAACTGCGCTCCACGAAGCCTTTTACTGCCTCTCCCGTTGACAGACGGACTTTCACCAGATGGGCATCGTGGCACAGTCCTTCGATGTCGTCTATCTTGTTCGTGAAATACTTGTCGTCGTATTCCAGTGCAAGGACGAGCCTCACCCATCTGCTTTCAAGGGAGTATGCCTTGTTCTTGATGATGGCGTAGCTCAGCGTGCCTATCTCGGCGTAGTAATGGTTGGGGAGGTTCTTGTCTGAACCGTAGGCGCGGAGTCTCGTGATTACGAGCTGACTGCTGTCTGCGGCTTCTTCTATCTCATACAGACCCTTGCCCCTGCCATACTCGAAGATGTGGTCGGCCCATATCTCGGCTGGCTCGATGTAGATGTTCCTGCCGCGGACCACGAAATTCACGTCAAACTGGCTGTTCACGAGACTCAACACGTCCCAACAGCTCTGGCTGCTTACCGAAAGGGAGGTGCTTTCTATCGTCTTGCCTGCTCCCGCACCTTTGTAGCGCTCGTCCCACAAAGTGCCGTCACAGCCGCGGTCGGTGACGCTCTTCACGCGGTCGCGCGTATATACGTGCCACAATCCGTCGCCGAACTGTTCGTTCAGGTTGGCCTGCAGACGGTCGGCTATGTCGTCGAGACTGCTCACGTAGAACACGAACTTGGGAAGGGCGGTGTAATGGATGTTGTTGTCGTTCAACACGATGTCGAGGAACTCTGAACGGGAGAGCTCGTCTACAGGGCTGTTGAAAACTATGTTGCTGTACTTGAAACCGTCGCCTTTCACACCGGACGGGGCGCTCTTGATCTTGCCGGGGTCGTAATTTATCTCGAAGCGTTCGCCACGGTAGTCCAGATAGTCGCCGATACTGAAAGGGACAGGGCGCTCGTTCTCGATGGTGACGCTGACATTGCACGCTCCCATCCATTCACCGCTGTATTCAAGGGTGCTGACGGATATTTCCTTGCCGCCGGTGTCTTTCAGCGGGGTGCCGTCTTTCTTGTATATGGTTATCTTGCTCTTCATCCCAGTCCGGTTATTGTACCGCTGATGTCGGCGGTGGTGGATATTGAGGTGACGGGGTCGTCTGCCTTGAACTCAAACTCGGCGACGAGGATGTCGCCTTCATCGCCGTTCCTCACAAGCTCGGCTTCACCCGGTAGCTTCGTGAGGCGCACATGGCGTCTGCCTATGCCTGTATAGTCGCAGTACAGCTTCATGTAAACGCCGCTGCCGTCTGCTCCCGTGAGGTAGTCCACAAATTCCTTGAGCTTGGGGTTGGCGCCGTATTTCGCACCTTTGTAGCCGAACTTTATCTTTATCGCGTAGGCTTCGAGGCTCAAACGGCCGGGTACATAGGTGTCAAGACCGTCTTCGCCTGCCCAGCTCCTCTCACTCAGGGCCTTGATGCCGTCGCCGACGCTCATCGGGATGCTCATGCAGTACATGCCGAAAGCGGCGATGGTCTCCTTCAATGGGGCTCCGTCGCCTTCTTTCTGCATATATACTTTGTAATAATCGGTCATAACGCAATCTTTTACAACAAAGTTAATAATTTATGTATAAATATACAATAAATATCGCATTTTTATTACTCTTTTATTCTTTTCCTGACTGTCACTCTGCCTTCACTCGTCAGTCTTCCGCCGTAGTGGTACACGAAACACCTTGCTCTTCCTTCGCAGAGGATGGTTGCTTCGCTGTCGTCGTAGAGGTTCACTCTTACGTATGACTGGTCGCCTGCGGTTATCCTCACTTTGCTCTTGTGACGCACGTAGATATTGCTGACGGCGTAGTCACGGCAGGTTACGGAGGCATCGCAATGGCCGTTGAATATAGCAGTGGAAGGATTGAGGAGACTGGTGCTTTCGTCAACATATACTCCGTGCCGGTGGATGACGTCGCCGAAGCTCTTTTTCATCACTTCCACACTGGGCCAGTTGTGTTGGATGCAGAAGTCTATGCCTTCAACGAATTTTTCTACCATATCGTCTTTGCTCGTGCCGTCTTGCCACTCGGCGGTCCATTGGGCGCACAGACCCAATGTGACTGCTTCGTGTTTCATCTTGTCGGAGAGACGGCGCTCCTTGTAGCTTGTCTTGCTCATGTCTTATGCTATGTATAGTTTTCTTGTTCCGTTGGTGGTCGAACGCATCCAGTCGTACATCTGGTCGAGCTTGTCGTTACGCGCCTGCGAAAGGCTTACAAGGGTATTTAGCTGGGTGAGCTGCGACTGGGCGATGACATTGAGGTTAGGGAGAAGCTTCACGGCTTCAACGACAATGGCGAGGTTGGCGCGGTTCACGCTCACGTCGAGCCTTATGGCGTTGATGTAACTGGCGAGGAGGTCGGCGGTCTCTTCGGTGACTCCCTTGATGGTGTTGCTTGTCGAAAGACTGCCGTTCTCACTCAGATCGAGACCTTTTTCTTTCAGACTGTCAAGGATGGAGACGATGGAGTCGATGGCATTGCCTTCGGCATCTATCAGACTGTCGGTGATTGAGAGCACGTCTTCGGCTTCCAGTTTGCCGCCGTTGGCCTTTAGCTTGTTCTCAAGATTGTCAAGGGTCGGCTTCAATGCCACTTCCAGGATCTTCTGCGAAAGGATGTTCTTCGTCAGACTGTTCATCAGCTCTTTCACCTTGTCTTCGTAGGCATCAACGGCATCTTCGCCTTTCTGCCAGGCTTCAACAATGGCGTCCGTCAACTGGCTCGCCCAGTCTTTGAGGTCAATGCTGTAGATGGTCTTGGCCCACTCCTGTGCAAATTCGGAAATCTGTTGGTTGGCTTCTTCTATCTGCGCGTCGTAGTCACTGATGGCGTTCTTGTCTTTCTTCTTCTTCTTGTTTTCGGAGTCGCGTTGCTTCTGGAGCTCGTCGCGCTGGACCATAAGGGAGGCGAGCTGGGCATCGAAATTGCTGTCCTTGTTTTGCAGCGACTTCTCCACCTGCTCTGCGGTCTGTTCGCTGTAACGGCTCTTGTTCTTGTTGGTCTTCTCCCATTTCTGGGTCTGGAAATTGAATTTGGTGTTCTCTTTCCGGAAGGTTTCAAGAACTTCCGTGAGCTTGTCGCGGGTCTTGTCATTCATAGTGTATAAATACACTCCTCCCAGGGCAATCTCGATGGCGTGCTGGAGGTTCTTGGTCAGATTCTCCATCTCTTTCTGACGCTGCTTGCTGGCTTCTATCTCGCGTTCCAAAGCGGCGTCATGGGCGGCGGCGAAACTGCTGATGATACTGATGGTGGCAGCGGCAGCGGCTCCGTACGGACCGGCTTGCTCCAGACCGAGGTTGTTCAAGGCTCCGGCTGTACTGCCTGCTGCACTCAAGGCGTCACTGCCACCTTGTATTATACCGCCGGCCACGGTGTCTTCCTTGCCGAAAGCGGCGAAGAGGTCTACCACGGGCGACATGATGCTTTCCAATGCCTTGAACTTGTTGGCGACGCTCTGGAGACTCTTGCTGAAATCCGTGTACTTGCCTTGCTGCCCGTTCTCAAGCTCGCCTTTGGTATACTTGCCTTCCTGCATGCCCATACGTTTGCCCGCTTCGGCACTGACTATATATTTGCCGTCCTTGCCGGGTTCGCTGCGTTTCAGAAAGTCACCGATAGCATTGCCCTGGCCTATGGTGTTGAACATCACACCGAACGGGCTGCGGTCAATCTGCTCGTTGCGCAGCTTGTCAAGGGCATCACGGAGCTGCTTCACCACCTCTACGCTCAGACCGGCTTTCTTCGAGAATTTCTCTATCTCCGTGCACATGGTGTCGATAGTGTTCGATGACACCCTGTCAAGGTCGTCGAAAATCGTCACCCAGTCGGTGTTGTTCTTGAACTGCTCGAACTCAAGCTTGGCGCGCTTGTCCTGCCATTCCTTGTTCTCGCCTTCCGAAGCGCGTTTCTTCATTTCGGTGGTGGTGCTGCTTCCCCATATCTTTGTCTGGTTGCTTTCGTGCTCCCTGTCGAGGTCGGCAATCTGCTGTTCAATGGTTCTGTTGTTCTTGATGAGCTCCACCATGTTCTTGATGGTGTCAAGGCGCACCTTGTCGCTCTCTTTCTTGTAGCGCTGCACCAATACGCTCAACGTTTCACTCTTCTCTCCGAACAGCTTGTTAAATTCGTTGTCTGACAGTGCTGTGACATCTGCGGCGTTCTTGCCGGGATGACTCTTGTCAAGCTCGTCCTGAATCTGCTTCATCAGCGACTCCAGGAGGCTCTGGCTTTGTACGGTATTCCCCTGGAAGGCTACTTGCATAGCGCCTTGGCTGTCGCCTGTCAGATCATAGAGCTGCTTGTATAGGTCGTATTCTTCTGACAGCAGGTCGAGCTTGCGCGACAACTCGCTGTTCACGTCTTCTATCCTCTTCTGCTCTTCTTCACGCTCTTTGGACGAGATTCCGGCGATGGACTGCTCGACGAACGACTTGCGCTCTTCTGTGTTCCTTGACAGTCTGCCTACAAGCTGACGGATACTGCCGCCGTAGTCACTGCGGTCTTTCAGACCATATCCCTTGATAGGAGTGAAATTCTTGTCCTTCATCAGCTCCTTGTCGGCATCGGCTCCATACAGCTTCCGGTATTTCTGCAGCTCTGTGTAGTAGGTCTTGTATAACGACACCTTGTCTTTCAGGGCCTTCAGTACCTTGTCGTCCTTGTTGCCGCCGTCTTTGCCGAAATCTCCGCTTACCTTGTCCTTGCCGACATCAAGGGAAACGCCTATCTTGGCCGCGGCTTCTTCAAGTAGCTTCATCTTGTAGTAATAGGGCTGCTTCTCCCCGGCTTTCCTGGCCTGGTTGTTCTCATCACGCCATTCTTTGTATTGCTTGCGGATGGCTTCTCCGTACTCGTGCCAGCCGGAACTCTTGCCCTGGTCTATGTTAAACAGGACATTGGCCATGTCTCTGTGCTTGTTCTTTAGCAGACCGGCGGCTTCGAGCTTGTCGTATGTCTTCCTGCCTATCGTGCCTTCTCTTAAAGGGTTCGTCCAACCTTTCGGCTTCTTGGGTTTCGGGGTCTCAGGAACAACCATATCGGCGGCTTCATACCACATTCTTTTCAGTGCCTCGCGTATCTTCGGCGCTGAAATGTTGGCGATTGACAGGAGACTGTCAAACATCGCCTGGAACTTTTTAGGGTTGCGCTGGCAGAAGGTCTTGAACTCACTTTCGGTCATACCAAGGTCTTTGCGCCAGCTTTCCATTATCTTCGGGAAGTCGTCTTCGGCTATCTCTTTCAGGTCTTTTGACATATTCCTGCCAGACTTGCCGATATTTTTGAGGTGCTTGGCGGTTGTCTCGTCTCCGTTGGCTACTCTCCTGACTATCTCTTCCCAAGCGTCACTGTTGTACTTGGCGAGGTAGGCGATTTTCTCCTCAAGTGACATTACACGTTGTTCCGGGCTCAAGAAAGCATCGGCGACGCTTTCAAGCTTGCTCCTTGCGTCGCTTGACAATATGTCAAGTTGGGCTGAGACTTTCATCAGGCTGTTGTTCAGGTCGTTGCTGTTCTTCTCCAAATCATCATTAAATAGACCGCTGATATAACCGAAAACACCGCCGTGTTCGGAAAGACCTGCAGCGTCGGATATACGGGATAGTATATCGTACTGACCAGCCCACGCTCCTCCTCTCTGGCTCTCGAACATGGCATTGGCGGCCATCTGGGTGTACTGCCCTTGGGCTTTGGCATTTTCAGATGACTCCTTTGTCTTGGAAACCAGAAGGTCGTATTCTTCGTTGATGTCACCACATGCCTCAAGCTGCTCGTTGAGTTCGTCTGTGAAATAGCCTGTCTGTGTCAGCAGGTCTTTCATATTGTCTATTCCGGCAATCTTGTCGCCTTCACCTGGACTGGCAGGGAGTCCTTTTACATAATCGCTGAGCTGCTTGAAATGGTCTTCGGCTGACTTGCGCATGTTTTCCATGCTTTGCTCAAGCTTGCTCGTATATTGGTCATAGCCCATCCATATCGCAGCTCCTACGGCGGCTCCGACGGCGGCTACATTGCCACCTGTGAGAAGGCTTCCCAACTTGCTCGTAGCTTGGTTCCAGGCGAGCTGACTGCGGGCTATAAGACCGCTTTTGAGAATAAGCTCTGACTGCTTGCTGCTTATCATACCCATCAGCTCAAGCTGCTTGATAAGCTCTGGGGAGATCATGCGCTCTTGGACAAGACGTTGCATCTGCAACATTGAGAGTTTGCCTTTTATCGCAAGCTCTTCCATCGCATTTCTCTTGTTTATCGTGCTATTCAGAAAACCTGCTCTGGCGACAAGATTCTGTCTTAGCTCTTCCTGCGTAATCTTTCCTTCTACCAACAGACGTTGCTGTGCTATCGCATAGCGTCTCAATTCGGCTGCCTGTGCCGCTTTCATCGCCGTGAGTTCCTGTGCTATACCTGTTCTTGCAGCTACTGCACCTAAACCTTTACGCAGGGCGAACATCGCACCGAATGATACCAAAGCCGGGGAAAGTTTGTCGAGCATAAGGACAAGATTGGCGGCTTGTTTGACTATCGAAGTGAATACGCCTCCGATAACGTTGTTGCCTTCGGCAAACTTGCCCAACATGATGTCCCATGCGTCGATAAGCTTGTTCCACTGGCCTAAAAGGGTATTTGACAACACAAGCTGCATATTATAGAACTTGCCGCCTTCGTCGGTCATGCCCCACAATACTTTCTGCACGTCTTCAAATGACACCTGGCGCTGACTGATCATCTTCTTGATGTCACTTTCGGTATAGTCGGTCTTGCCGTTCCTGCCTGTTTCGTTATACATCTCTGCGATGCTCTTCAACAATGGAAGACCGGCGTAGGCGAACTGGCGTAACTCTTTTCCGTCAAGCCATGAACGTGCTTTTACCTGACCGTAGGCAAGTCCCAAGCGCTCGAAGCTGACTCCAAGTCCTGATGCGATGTCGGCAAGGCGTTTCGTCGTGTCGTAAAGGTCGTTGGCTTCTACGCCGAAGGCGGCAAGCTGCTTGACGTCTCGGTTCAACTCTCCGAACTTGAAGGGTGACTGCAGGGCAAGCTGCTGGGTCTGGGCGAAGAGCTCGTCTGCCTTGGCTATGTCTCCGATGATGGAACGGAGGGCTACATGCTGCTGTACGATTTCACCTCCGGTCTGTATTATGCTGTCTGCAAACTGCTTCGCGCCGTATATCAGACCGCCCTGCAGGAAGAGACTCTTCAAATCCTGCACTGCGGAGCTCATACCACCGGCTGACTTCCTCGCCTGCTCGAAGGCGCTTACAAGGTCACTCCTTACACGGGCGGCGGTGGCGGCGACTTCCTGGCGGTGTCTCTCTTCCAGGGCGATGGCTTGTCTCTTCTCGCTGTTTGCCTTGGCTTGCTCGGAGGACAGGCGCTTCGCTCCTTCGGCGAGGGTACCGAAATAGTTGTAGTTCAAGCTTCCGAGGCTGCTTTGCCAACCGACGCCCTTGTTGCCAAGCATATTGCTGTATTCACGCAATGTGCGCAGGGCGCTTATCATTGAACGTATCTTGGCATCGGCTTCGGAGGTGTCAAGCCCCAAAGCTTTTCCTGCCTGGCGCTCTCCCCATAATCTGTTCAGAGCGTCTTTCAGTGCTTTGATTTTCTGTTGGCTCTTGTCAAGTTCCGCCTGTCGCTGCTTCTCGTTCTTGGCAGCTTCAGCGGCTTCCCTCTTCTCGGCTTCCATCCTCTCAAGAATGGCGTTCTTCAAGGCGTTAGTTTTCTGCAGACGCCTCAGGGCTTGTTCTTGCGGAGTGGTAGCGTTGGGCTTGTATGTGGCATCGAGTCGGGCGGCAGTCTGCATTGACAGTCGCTCGGAGGCGGCGACAAGGCGCTGCATCTGACTTTCCACTTCTGCAAGCTGTGCTTTTGTCTTCACAAGCCATTCGTCGTCTTTTGGGCCGTGGAAACTGGAAATCTTCTGCTGTAGCCGGTCGTATCTCTCTCCAAGGGCGTCAAAGGCTTTGCCGTAGGCTTTCTGGACTTCATTTATCTGGTCCATATTGCCGGCAAACGGAACGTAATAACGGGTTGGCTCAGAAGCAAAGGATGCCCTGACCGCACGACGTCTATCAAATTCCGTTCCTCCCACCCTGGAGCGACGGAGCTTCTCCTCTGCTTCCATCTGCTTCTGTAGGGCTTGGGCGAAGGCACGCGACTTCTGTTCGGCGGCGGCTATCTCCTGCCGATATGCCTCCTGCGCCATCTGTGCGGAGATTTTCTGGCGTTCCTGCTTCTGCTTCTCAAGCTCCTCCTCCCTCTTGGCTTGCTGTTCCTGGGCATGGCGGCGTTGCTGTAAAAGTTCTTCAACGCGCTGCATGTCTTGGTAGTCGGAAAAACCTGCGTGGCCTTTCCCGGTTGCATTTATTCTTTGTAGTATTTGCAACACTTTCCCATATTGCTCTGCTATGGCGGTTATATTGTTGACCGTCTTGGAATCAACCCCCAGACCCTCAGCTCTGGCGGCAAACGCCTGATATTGCGCTATAGCATCTTGCAGTTTCTTGATGTCGGCAACTCCCTTGCTGCTAAGGGTACTTGTTGCTTCCGTTATCAGATTCAATGCGTCCTGGGCTCGCTTGCCGGTGACGTCAATCTTGTTGAGAGCGTTAATAAGCTTCTTGGATTCTTCCTCCATGCGCGTCTTCAACGTGAGCGTCATGCTCAAATCTCCTAAATTTCCTCCTGCCATATTCCTATCATTTTTGTGTTTTTTTAATCAAGTCCATATCTCTCCAGAATATCTGTTTACACTCACTTCAGGAAATCCCCGAACGTCACTCCTTCTTTTCCTACAAGCTTGTCGCCGCCTTCCTTCTCCTTGCGTGCTTTCCAACGTGCATAGGCGGAGGCGAGTTTCTTGCGGGTCGGCCCCTTGTCTTTCTTCGGATATACCACCAATGGCTGATCGGCGACCATAAGGTCTATCTGCGCTGACGTGTAGCCCCACCAGTAGTCGTAGGCACGGATGCCGTAACGGCGCTCGAAGAGGAAAGGGAACTTCTCGGCTAACGAATATGCGGCTCCCCAGCTTGTTCGGCTTGGATAGCATCGACTTCCTTCGTCGTCATCGTCATCCTCAGATTCGTCATTCCTATCACTAATATGGTAAGCAGTGAGGATGCTGTCGATTGAGTTTTTTTTTTCGCAGTTTCCAAAAGACGCAACACTTCCACATCGTCAAGGTCGCAGAAGTAATACAGCCAACGCCAATAGATACCGTAGAAGGCACGGATCTTCCAGATGTTGTTAAGAAGCACAACGGCGCATATCTTCGCATTGCGACGGTTCTCGTTCTTCTCTCTCGCCACGATATGACTGAATTTCATTATCGTACCCTTGTGGAGCCAACCTATAGTACGGCGCTTGCCTCTGAACTCCACGTCAAGGGGCTCGGCGGCAAGAACGGCATCAAGCATCTTCTGGTATTCTACGGAGGGTTGCTCTATCTTTTTTTCTGACATGATATTTGGCTTAGTGTGATTGATACAATTAAAAAGGCGGCACGGCATTTCTTATGCCTGCCGCCTCTAAGGTTCTGTGGTGTCTCAGACTGTCGGTTTTTCTTCCTTTTTAGCCGATTGTGTCGCTACGCTGACTTTTTTTTTAGATAAGCGAAGCTCTTCTTGCCTGCACCTTCAATACTGCCGGTCAGCTGGATGGCAAACGGCTGTGTGCCTGGGTTGTCATACAACTGCTTGGCGTAAAGGGCGAGGTTGGTAATTACCACAAGGTTCTTCTTCTCTGAGTCTACAAGGAAGAAGGTTCCTGTAATCTTCTTCTTCTTCAGCTCCCATGCGTGACCTTCAAAACCGGTTGTGCCGTCAAGCTCGGTGTCACCGGTGGTCATAGTGGCTGTAGGGACATCCTTCACGGCGTCTGCGCCGTAGAAAATCTTGATCACTTCCTTGTCAAGGGTTGGGACGGTGAGCTGGATTTTCACATCACCGGAGGTTGAACTTGAGGTCCAGTCGGCATCAAGGCCGATTACCTTGTAGTGGTTGATGGTCGGGTCGTCCTGGCTGATCTGCAGTGTGTCTACAGTCACCGGAAGGTTGAACTCTGGGGCAAACTTCAATGTAGTCTGCTCGAAGTCCACAACGGCCTGCTGATAGTAAAGGTCGGCGATGTCATTGAAAACGACCTTCAATTCCTGTTTTGTCTTTGCTGCCATATACTTATAAGTTTTTGGTTGGTTATTGTTATCTTGTCCTTAAACGGCCTTGTATCATCGTGATGTCGAATCCGTCTCCGTCATCGGTCTGCAGTATCACCTTGGGCTTCGTGACGATTATCCGGGGGGTACGGATGGGGAAGACGGACAGCACACGCTCAAGCTTCTCGTCCATGGCGTCAAGGTCTGTGCAGTTGCCGAGACCGGAGGAAACACGGTTCCTCGTGTAGATGCTTATCTGGACGGTAGTGCTGTAGTCGTTGTATGAGCCGTCATCGCTTATCTCGTTGTTACGGATGGCGTAGGGCAGGCTCACGACGATAAAGCTGTCATAGCGCTTGTCTACCGTGTCGGGACGGTTGCGGGCTATGACGACATCACAGATGCCTTTCACGGCATTGCCCAAATCGTAGTATATCTGTTTCAGGTCCATCTTGCATTATATGTCAAAGTTTATCGTTCCGTTGGTTTCTGCTATGCCGATTTGCAAAAGGAATGGAACGTCTTCGTAGGTGCTGTAGACGGTTTCAACGATTTTCTCATTGAACTTGGCGTATTCCACAGGGCACACGCACATCAATGCCCATTCGCCTCCGGGCTTGAACTTGCCGATGCGGCCGTAGATGAGGTTCGGACCCCATTGTCCGCCTTTGCCTGTCTTTCCTCTGAATGGAGGATCTGCTTCGTCGCCTTCATAATAGGATGGCTTGTCGTAGATTTCGCCTTTACGGAGGGTGGGACGGGTTGGAGGGGCTTCGCCGTCTGCGGAACGGGAGACGTACATCAGCTTGCCGCAGTAGTAGACGGAGGCATAGAACGAGGTGAAGGTGTTTCCTGTCACATTATAGAACTCACGGTTCTTCTTGAATGCCTCTACCACCTTGTCGGCGGCCTTCTTCATGATGGCGTAGGCTCGCTCGTAGGCGTATTTGTTTATCTTGCCGAGCATCTCGTGCTCGAACTGCAAGCCTAACGACAGTCTGCGTTCATATCCTCCCATTGTCACACTCTTTTCAAACTCCAGTACACTACGGTCCTGTTATTGTCTCCCTCGCAGTCTTTCACGATGCCTTCTTCCGTGTGGTTGCCTATCCTGCAACGGATGATGTCACCGTCCAAAGGAAACTTGCAGCCGGACCAGGCATCGAAACGTATCGGGATGCTGGCCTTCCGCTTGTTCTCGTCTATACGGCTGTCTCCGGTCGTGGTGGTGTCGGTGTAGATACGACACTTTCCGCAGTACAGCTCTTCTTCCACATCGAGCAGGGGGGCGTCGGCTTCACAGAACGGGTTGTCCGGGTCTTTCCTGCCGTGGATGACGCGCACGATGCTCACATGGTGGGGATAGCGGGGGTTGTCAATACGGGACTCTCTCATACGCTCAATGCTTTATGACGTGGCCCAACGGCATACCATACGGGGTGTAGGTGGCTCGCTTGATGCCGTGGGAGACAATCTTGAAGGAGGACTGGCTCTTGAATACTGACGAGGGCTCAAGTTCCTGGTAGATGGCGTTGGCCTCTTCCTTCAACTCGCGCCGGTCGGTGTCGCTGAGCTCGTAACCTCCTCCCGAATGACTCCAGCCGTTATCGGAATCGGAGGTGTTGTTCACTTTGCTCGCACCAAGGACAAACCATTTCAATATGTCGGCGTAGGCAAGACGCAGGGCGGACTTGTCGGCGTCGCCGTATTGAATGTCAAGGTCGAGACCGCGGTCCAACAGTATCGGGCGCAGCGCTTCGTCGTTGACGCCGAACTTCACTTTGCCTGAAAGGTAATCGGCTACGGTGTATGTTTCACACTCCTTTTCCATGTCGTTTCTCGGTATTTAGGGTTAGCCCTTTCCCTTGATGTTGATGATCCAACGGTAAGGGAAGTCGAGCATCGCGGGAACAGCAGCGAGGAACAGGTCTGTCTTGAACTCCTTATACAATCCGTTAGGAGTGGTCATGTTCCTCAACAGACCGAGGCCGTTGTTGGTGGTTGCCCAAACTACGTCTACCATCTTGTTGCCCAAGGCTTCGAATATCACCTTGTCGCTGATCTGCTTGCGCTTGAAGGTGAATGCCTTGCCTGCCGGACGCAATACTACCGTACCGTCAGCCCAGCCCTGGATGGTCTCGACGCTGCCGTCGAAACGGATGTTCTGCTCCTGCTCCTCCACAATCTCGATTGGAGAAAGACCGTTGAGGTCGGTCACGGACTTCAGGAACATCTCCTTGTTCACGCCGTAGTTCTGCAACACTGCTACATAGTTGGCGGCTGCCCAGCTCTTCCAAAGCTCCTGCACCTGCTTGTTCTTCAGAAGAACGTTGTTGAAGTCGTTCTTCGTCATCTGCCATACAAGTGGGGTCTTGGCGTACTGTGGGTATGCCTTGCGCCAGTTTTCCTCAAACTGGCGCATCTGCTCCAGAATGTCGCAGTCCTCGTTGGCCCACTCCAGCTTGCCGGCTTTCTTGAAGTTCTTCTTCGGAATGTTGGCGGTGTGGAGAGGTGCCTGGATGCCGCGGCCAATGTTCGTGTAGTTGAGCTCACCGGTAGAAGCGAGACGGGCGGTCATGAAGGTCATGGTACTGTTCAGGGAGTCCACAAGGTCCTGAAGCTTGTCGGTATACTCGTCCACGAGGTCGGCGTCGTCACCGAACTCCTCACCGAGCATCTTCATGCGATACCAACGCTCTGTGGCGGTCTCGCGGAAACCGTCGGCGGCGAAGTCGGGGATGGTGGCGGTATACCAGTTCATGTTGCCCTTCTCTTTCTGATAGCCTTCACTGAGCGGAGCACGGAGGTTCATCAGAGTGGCGGCTTTCAGCTCGCGGGATTTCACCGAGAAGGTGGCAAGTCCCTTGTTGTCGGTAGGAGTAACGTCGGTGGCGATGGTTCCCTGGGTGAGATACCAGTCGTAGTTACTGAGAAGGATGCCTTCTTTGTTGATGTATGTCTGCAAATAGTCACGGTTTATCTTCGAAGAGAAAAACTTGGCCATTCGAGAATCGTTGAAATTGAATTTTCCCATATCCTGTTACAATCTTTTTACGTTATACTTTGCGTTGGTTAAATGCGCCAGAACTCTGGGTACAAGCTCTTGTTCATGGCGGCAACGGCCGGACATACGGGACCCATCTTGTCTTTCCACATCACAAGGTCGGGGTGCAACATACAGAAGTTGATGTTGTAACGGGGCTTGTGATACTTGTCACCACCGAGGTCGAAGAACGGAAGGTCGTAGTCGTTCGGGGCGAAACAGTTAGGGTTTGTAACCATTGGCAAAACACTGTCACCTGCTGCGGATGCCTCGACAAGAACTGTCTTTTCATTCAGTGTGCCTAATGTGTCGGAAAGGGTCACTTTCCATACGTCACCGGCTGTAGCGTCTGTCTCGGTCTCTACCTTGGTCACGGTAACACCGGTGCCCTTGGTGGTGAAGTCTTTCTGGCCTATCATAATGTTGTCGCCGACAAACGGGATGTGGACGAAACCGTTGCGGGTAAGGTATATCACCGTGTCTGTGGCGCTTTCGGTTGCTTTGGCCACCTCGTAGGCTTTCAGCACTTTCACTGTCGCACCCTTGCCGCTTACAATGCCAAGGTCGTGCTCGATGAGGTCTCCTGCGTAGATCTTGGCGGGACCGGGGAACGGATTGGCAAGCTGACCGCCGATTGGTGGACGGTTGAAAGCGTTCTTGACAAGGGCCTCAAGACCGGCGAACACATAACGCTGACCGCCGATGGAACCTTCGGCCTGCAGCATCACACCGCCGTTCATCACGGCTCCCTGGGCGAGCATCTGGTCGTAGTAATTCATAGAGTTATCCATAATCAGTCTTTTTTGTTTTTGTTTGTTCTGTTACTTCTTTTCGTCTACCTTCCCGAAACGGCGCTTCCTACGCTCTATGATGTCGTCAAACTCATGGTCGTCAACCTTGCCGGTGTCATTGCCGGGGGTGACATGCTTGGTTGGGATGGCGGCACCGCCGTTGGCGCGCTTGTAATCGGTGGTATAGATACTCTCGGCCTTCGCCGTCAGTTCTGCGATGTCGGCATCATCGTCTGGAACGGCGAGCTTCGAAAGCGCGGTTTCAAGGAAGAAGTCGTTCATCTCAAGGTTCGCCTTGCTGAACTTGTCCTTCAAACCGCTTCTTACGGAGTCAAGGGCGGCCTGCTTTGCTGCGCGCTTGTCTCGCTCTTCGTTGGCGGCAAGGAGCTTGTTGAGCTTATTTTCCAGTGCCTGGTAACGGTCGTCTTCGTTTCCCTCTCCCTGCTTCTGGCGCTCGTCTTCCTCCTTCTTCTTCTTGCGCTCTGCCTCGGCTCTGTTCTTCTTCATCTCGTCGGAGACGTTCTTGTGAAGGTTGCCGTCCATGCGCTTCAAGCGGTTCGCCAACTTGGTGACTATCTTGGAATTGGCTTCCTCGTCATCACCGAAATCTTCCAGGACATCATCAAGTTCTTCATTGATGGTCTTCTGGCTTAATGATGTGAACTTGGTAGTGTCTGCTTCCTTGTTCACAAGGTTCAAGAGTTCTTCCCTTGTCATGGTGTAAAATGTTTAGTTTTTGTGTCGGTTACATCGGGGTGCTTCCCCGGAATGCATAAGTATAAATATTTACATCGCAAAAATATGTATAAATATGCAATTATACAAATAAAATTCGATATTTTTGCATTTAGAATGTATATATATACCTAAATGGAGACTTTTACTGGACTTAAACTTGACAATGGAGCTCCTGTTTATACGCAGGAGTACATACAATCTCTGCGCGACGCTGACCGCAAGCATCCTGACAGACTCAAAATCGTGGCGCAGCGTGGAGGACAGGAACGTATGCTCTCTATCAACGCTGACATCAAAATCGTTGGAGGTTCAAGAGGTGGTTCTAAATCGTTCTCTTCTCTCATGGAGGTTCTGAAAGACATCAAAAAACCTGACTTCCATGCAGTTATTGTCAGAAAGGAGAAGGATGACTTGCAGTCACTGATTACCGACTCTGAATGTCTGTATTCGCAGTTCGGTACTTACAACAAGTCACAGAACGACATGACTTGGAACTTTACTAACGGAGGATGGCTGAAATTCTCGTATTACTCGGGGGAGTTAAAGAAATTCAAAGATAGGTTCCAGGGAAGGCAGTTCGCATATATCTGCATTGATGAGGGTACGCAGTGCCCGTACAAGAAATTCAAATACCTGCTCACAAACAACCGTAACGCGGCGCACATAAGAAACAGATTCTGGATCACCTGCAACCCGGACCCGGAATCCTGGGTGAGGAAGGTCATCGACTGGTGGGTGGACGAGGACGGATATATCATACCTGAACGTGATGGTGTCATAAGGTATTGCTTTATGGATGGCGACACACCGGACTCGATATACTGGGGTAACACCAGAGAGGAGGTCTACGAACAGTGCTCACACCTCATAGACAGACTATGGAACAAATACAGGGACAGCTATGAACCGCTTGGGTACACGAAATATGACGTGTTCATAAAATCGACGACATTCATAAGGGCTGACGTTTCGGAGAACATAAAGCTGATTTCTACAGACCCTTCGTATATAGCGAACCTCGCACAGCAGGACGAGGAGCAGAGAATGCGCGACCTTGAGGCTAACTGGAACTGGAAAGCGGCGGGCGATGACTTGATAAAGATGGAGGACATGGAGGCTGTCTTTGAAAACGCAGAGCAGGAGGGGGACGGTATCGACAGGGCATCGGCGGACATCGCCTTCACTGGTGGCGACAACTTCGTGATGTGGCACTGGAAAGGATTCCACATCAAGGACCTTGTGGTATTGAGGCTCGACGCAAAGACACTGGTGTCGTGCATACAGACGAAACTCAGGGAGTGGGGAGTGGAGGAGTGTAACTTCACATACGACTTGCAGGGTATCGGACAGTACCTCAAAGGATTCATGCCGGAGGCTGTGCCGTTCAACAACCAGGCGGCACCGATGGCGAAGAACAAAAAGGAACAGGAGGGGGTGAAATACTTGTATAAGAACCTGAAATCGCAATGCGCATGGCTGCTCTACAGGCTTGTCAAGGACAAAGGGCTGTCAATAGACAAGGGGCTGCTTGACAGGAAATTCTCTGGTGACGGCTTCAAGAACTGGACTCTGAGGCAGATTCTGCAGAAGGAGAGGAAAATGCTGCGGCGTGACGAGAACGGGGATGACAAGGGATTCAACCTGCTGGCAAAGACCAAGGCGAAGAAATATGTCGGACACTCGCCTGACTTCTTCGAGTCGCTGATATACAGGATGATTTTCTCACTCACAAAAACTAAAAACAAAAATATTAAAGGATTATGGAGGATTTGAAAGTAACGGATTTGAGGGAACTGCTCGTGAAAAAGCCGTTCTTCGAAGTGACGCCTAAAGGCTACATGAAACACGACCTGTTCAACAGGGAGGTGACGGACAAGGAGAACCCTTCGATGCCGGAGGACACGCTCTACAGGAGGATCAAGACGCAGGCGGACTTCCTCAGGGAGTTCTATCCTTCTGGACACCGCATCTGGGATGAGGAGGAATATCCTGACATATACAAGCAGAACCCGGAGGACGGGAAATGGTACGTACAGAAGATAATGAGGACGGCGTTCGCATTCCAGTTCCTGATATGGGTGAAGCATGTACTGCACGTGACGGGAAATGACATCCAGTTCGAACTTACCGACAGCGAAAACGATAAGGGCATCGAAAATGACCTGAAACTGCTTTCCAAGTTCAAGAAGGGATGGCTGACACACAACGTCGAGATAAGGTTCTTCGAAGCGGTTTGTGCGTATATGAAGGTCGCCGAGGGGGCTATTGTGGGTTTCTTCGACAAAAACAAGAGGTTTGGACTGAAAACTCTGTCTTACGATAACGGGGACATTTTATACCCGCATTATGACTCGCTGACAGGTGAGATGGCAGCTTTCGCAAGAAAATACTACGACTATGATGATGACGGAAAGGAAATCACTGAATGGGTCGAAGTGTGGGATGACAGGAAATTCTACAGGTTCAAGAAGGGACTCGGTAAAGGGAAACTGGCTAATACGGTCGTAAGGATAGCGAGGATTTTCGGAATCAGCGACTATACGCTTGTCAATGAGGAACTGCACGGATTCCTGTTCGTGCCTGTGGCTTACAAAAGGAATGATGACGGACCGTGCTGGAGCCCGGTGCAGAAAAACATTGAAGACTATGAGGAGGCGTATGCTTACCTGTGCGAGAACAACAAGGCGTATGCGTTCCCTATACTGTCTCTGACGGGTGACGGAGAGAGCATTTCTGTGACAGGAGACAATACGGGAGCGGCAAAGACTATTCTTATCACCGACCCTGACGGAAAGGCGCAGTTCCTGAACGGAACGGATGCATCTAACGCTTTCGCAACTCAGCTGAACAAATCGTATGACCTTATTTATGAATTGTCGTTCACTGTAAAGCCTCCTGAGCTGAAATCGGGTGACTTGCCTGGAGTCGCTCTGAAACTGCTGTATTCTCCGGCTATAGAAATGGCTACCAACGATGCACAGAAACTGCAGCCGTTCCTCGACCAGATTGTGCGTATTTGCAAGTTCGGAATAGGAACGGAGGAGGACTGCATGGCGTCGATGACGGGGTTGTCTGTAAACGCATGGATTGAACCGTATGTGCATCAGAATGACACGGAGCTGGTGACGAACCTCGCAACGGCGGTACAGAACAGCTTCCTGTCGAAACAGACGGCTTCGGAACGTAATTCCAAGTTCAGCAAGAATGATGAGTTTACTCGCATCATGAGGGAAAAGAAGGAGGAGCAACAGCAGGATCTGCTTATGGACATTGAAAGGGCGGACAACGAGACGGAAAACGCTATCCAACAACAGAAGGAAGCGGCAAAGATAAACCAACAGTCTTCGGGAAGCGATATGAATACCGGTAACGGAAGGAAAGCGGGAAGACCGAACAAGTCCGGAAAGGAATATGACGAAAACAGAAACTGGGACGGACGCAACAACTGGCAGAATTACAACCGTAGTCATTGACGCTTATGGACGAGAAAAGACGTGGGGCTGAATATGCGGCGAAAAGGGCGCAGGCTCTCAGAAACATGGAACGAAGAATACAGAAAGAACTGTTCCCAAAAGCGAAGCTTATCATTGCAGCGGCGAGGAAATACAGACGCGGAAACAAACTCTACAGACAGGAGAAGCTGCTTGAAGAGGCGAGGGGGATAACGAGAGAGGCGGCAGGGAACATCTTGAAGTTCACGGAGGCTTATGCCTACGCTTCGGCTGACATTCTCGGCACTGAAGGGAACGGCATCGCCTCTCTGCTCTCCGGGAAGGTGTACGGAAGGACCATCAGCGAGAGGATGATGGCGTACCTTGACAATTTCGCAGAGGATATGGTGAGAATGGTCAAGGCTGGCGTGATGATGGACTACAAGGAGGAGCAGATTCTTTCGGCTATAAGGACTGGCTACAAGGACCCTTACCGAACTTCGGTAATCACAAAGGCGAGGAGAAAGGATGTTAACATCGCTACGCCTTCTTACGGGAAGGGTGTATTCCGCAATGCATACAGGAACATCGTCAGAAACTCTACGCAGGTGATTGCATTGGCGTGGGGACTGGCAGAGAAGGACTATGGCATGGAAATGGAAGCTGTCGGATTCCGGGTGTATCGGGGGTCGAGCTTTCCGTGCGACCAATGCGACCATGAGTGTTCTTATGTTCACAAATGGACGGACCCGTTCCCACCTTTCCACGTATCGTGCGTGTGCTATGTGGAGTTTGTGTTTGAAGATGATTTAATTTCTTGAAGATAATTGTGTATGGATGGATATACTTTGACGGTACAGGCGCTGAAAACAGCGAAATCGTATGGAATGAAGGCACCGGAATATCTTATTTACGCTGACCTCAGAGCAGCGGGATGGTGCAAGCGTGATGCATGGAGCGTGGCGTTCCAGGGAACAGGGCTGAACTGGGAGAAAGCGGAGCTTGAAAGGGAGATGAACAAGCTGGAGGCGCTCGGCTCGGTGCAGAGGCGCGTGGCGGAACAACAGGAGAAAAGCAGAGGGGATGAAATATCTCCGGAGGAACTGGCGAAGGAGACTTCAAAGGAGACTATTCTCAAAAAACTGGTAAGGGCAGAGAAAAAGGCTAAATTCGGCTCTACGGACTGGATGAAGATTGTGGCGCTTGAAGCTGACTACAACAAGATTAAGCAGGATGAGATTGATACGGAGAACAATACCGTACACTATTACTTGCCTAAAGACTATCCTACGTGCAAGGAGGACTGTCTGTTGTTCAAGAACAATCTCTGCAAAGGGGGAAAATAGTTAATTTAATGTTAAAGGCAACAGGCAATTGGGAATAAGTGGAAGAATTGGTTACTTTTGCAACAACTTTTAATGAGCGGGGAGCTTTCCTCGTTTCATAATTCTAAAATTTTCAGTTGAGGCGGTGCTGTGAAGCATCGCCTTCTTTTATTTGTACTCCTTGCCGGTGATGCGCTCAAGAATGGCGAAGAATGTTTCGTTCACAAGACTGTCACTGAAAAGCGGAAGGCTGCTTTCTGGTGGAAGTTGTCTGGTTTCCAAAGACCAAAGGATAATGCGCATGGCTTGCTCCATAGCGTAGCGGTCTTCTATGATTTCTACAAGTCTGTCAATTCCGTTGATCATCTCCTGTCTCCTTTCTCATTATTTCTTCTGCCATGTCAAGAAGGGTATTGGCGTGGGTCTCTCTCGCTGCGGTTTCTTCAACGGCGGCTTCGTTCTCCTTGCGAAGTTCTTCGTCGCTCTTGCCGGCATCGGCTTTCTTGTTCAGCTCCTTGCCTGCACGGTCAAGGTATTCTGACAGGAGCTTCTGTTTGGCTACCTGGTATTCGTAGTCACCTACAACGGTGGTGTCGGCGAACATCGCAACGAACATGGCTTCGGCGTTCTTGGCTTCTACTCCATACAACTGTCTCTCTCCGGCTTCGTCCATAACAACACGCAGTGCGTCGATGGCGTCATACATGGATGTGCCCATGATATACTCAACCGACCACGAACCGCTGATTGTACCTACCTTGATGAAGGGCAGTGTACGGCCGTTGCTAAGATGTTTCTGCACTTTTCTGGGGATGCCTGACGCGTTTCTCAAACGGCTAAGCTCTTTCTTGCCAAGACCTTTGGCATACTTCAAGATGTAGTAGTTGCCTACTTTGACTTTTACTCCAAACTCTAATTTCATATTCCTCTTTTTTTTATATTATAAATTCTGTCTTCTTCCGTACTCGCAAATAAGCAGGGCATCGCAGGTGGCAAGCGTTATCTTCTTTCCCAAATGCGGGAACATCTGCTGCGCCTTGGCTTTTAGCCTGTTCTTCCACTCTGTCTTTGTGTACTTGCCGCTGCTGCCAAGCTGGTATGTCTTCTCCCACTTGTTCGGCGTGACGTCTTCAGTGGGGATATGCAGGGCGAGCAACGCCATCTGCAGGTGGCCGTAGCCCTTGCCGAAGTTGAACATCGCACTGCCGCCGTTGCCGGGCATTCCGCCTACTCGCTCCAGTGTGCAGAAGCTGTCGTCCTTGTACTGCTCCAGGAAGTCAAGCAAATCCTGCGGCGTTTCCGGCATCTTAACTACATCAAGCACCTCCCCGTCGGCTCCCATCACTGCGATGCCACCGTGCTTGCCTGGGTCTATTCCTATATACCTTTTCATCCCAAATACTCCCTTAAAAATTTCATGTCAAATTTACCCTTTTCAATACTATCGTAAGTACTATCGCTTATTTTAAATAGATCTGCTCCCTCAGAGTAATAACCATTACTTGCACCAAACCATTTAACCGTTACATCTCCGCTAAACGTGGCTAAATGGTAAAAAGTCCAAGTACAGGAATCGTCAATGCGCCTATCTTCTTCTGTAACATCACAACTTAACTCCTCAGCAACCAATATCGTCTCGTTTAGCAAGTCGGCAAAATCACCACAAACATCATCAATATATACATCTTCACAACACTCTTGGCAATGTGCCATAAGATAAATATCACCTTCAGAAGTCTTAAATATCAAATGGTCTTCGTTGTAGGAGTATTTTTCCACAGATATAAGAGTTTTACCCTTTAAAATGCTAAAGTCTACGTAATCCACATAATGCCCCATAAGTTATTTCTCTGTTAAACGGTTATAATACTCCTTACACTTTTCATAGGCTTTCAATTCCGATAACGCCATAGCATCATCAAAAGAAATCCTATTATCCATCAAGAACAACCTAACATTATTCTTACCAAGCTTCAGCAAGTCTCGGTCGAGATAATGAGTGAAACCTATTCTTGAAGCAATGACAGTATTCCTTGCTTGGAAATAAAATTCGTCATGCTCATCATAGAAAGTACCTTCCTCGTAAACCTCGCACATCACACCTTTTGCGCAAATTTCTGAATTATGCCTTGTTGGGCTAAGTTCGTACACATTAATTCCAGTAATAGTATCTATCTCGTCCTGACTTCTATATCCGTTCTTTGTCACCTTACAGCAATAATTTTTCATAAGCTATTTCTCCTTATCTTTTAATTCTATAAAATCACCAACACCCAAACGAGCCTTGTTGATGCAGGATGCTATCCAGCCTATCAGATACGCTGAAGCCTCATCGCCATGCTCCATACCGATGGCTTCCTCTATTCCGTCGCAAACATGGGATGCTTCATGACAACAATTCTTCATCGTCATATCCTTCGTACTCGGAAATGAAACAAGTACTCCGTATTTGCTGTCGCTCTTTCTGACGGCATTACTGTATGTCACACCGCCATAGTCCGCATCGGGAGCCTCGCACCCGTCAAAGCAGGTTTCTATCAATTTATTCAAATCCCTGCCGATATGAACCCACAAATTCCGTGGATATATCCCGTTCTCATATTCATAATACCCTTTCTTCATAATTCACGAATTAGCTTAGTTATACGTTTGTATACCTTGATCATTGGAGCATTAAAAAATTCAGTTTTAACAATATATGTTCTACCTTGTTTTATAACTCCAACAAGTTGAGGATTAGCCCATATCCCATACAAATCTATACGATACGCCCCCTTGTCTGTAGCCACAAGATAATAGGTCTCTGTGCTAAACCATTCTTTGCTTCCAGACGTTTCTACGATTTTGTCTACAGAGTACACCGTAATAGTGTCGTACAACTCACGTTTACCTTTGTGAAATCTCTGATTCCTGCTACACGATGCCAATAGCGACACCATAACAATTAATACAACTAATAAAAAATTCTTCATATACTGCCTCCTTTCTTTTTAAAATTCATACAAAATACAGAACCTCGGAAATAAGTTATTATTCCTTCATGACATTTTTCTGTATCAAGTATCCCCTTTGGTCTGTAAATGCAATCCTTACAGTTTGCCGCACATAGCTTTGATACCAATCTATACATCCAACCAGGCATAAGTACAAGTAACCTTTTCAAGTATTTATACCTGTCTCTTACAATCCAATCCCCTACGCTCATACCACTATTTTATATCTCTACAACATGTATAACCCCCAAAGTAATCCTTGTTAACCCTAATTCCAATAATGGGGAGATAATTCTCTTTAGGTCTTATGCCGACTTGATATTCTGATTTATGGGGAAGTACAGACCTTACATCCTCAATTACCATACACAAGACCCTTCCGTCTTCTCTGACGTAAGCATCTCTTTCTACGCGTTCTCTAACACGGTTCGTGGAATTAACCGTAAAAAAGTCCTTCGGCGCAAGGAAGAAAGTACCAACATTAATATCTTCTTTTTTCATATCTCATCATTTTTATGTTCTTCCCATTGTTTTTTGGTAAACGCATACCAATTATCGCACACATCAACCGCAAGAACATTGTTATCATCTATAGCAAAAGGCAAATTAAAGCCATTTACATCAAGAACAGCTGTAGACGATATAAAATATGGATCACCGCGCCCTTCCATATACACATCGCTGCTGATCTTGTGTATACCCTCAACGATTGGTACTTGAAGCACATCCTTTATGTTCTCGTAACTAATATCTATTGACTTCTTAAACTTCTTCATATCTCAACTATTTTAAATGTAACCTTCCGATATGCCACTTTGAGCAGACTTTACATTGGTAGCAATTGTAGTTTAAAGCCTTCAGCTTCGGATTCTGATTCAGAAACTCCCAAGCATCATCCTCGGTCTCGTAGGCGACCTTAGCCTTCCACGACCTCGACTTCCTCGTCCAGTGCTCAGGGTCTGGAGTGAAAGGAGGCATCTTGTTCCTGTATCTCCCCGCCATATCAGTCGTCGTCTCTGATGAAACTCTCGCTGTCCTCCTTCTTCACCGGAAGCTCGGAAAGCAACACCTGCTCCATAACCCTATCCTCAGTGGCTCCGTATACCTTATAGACCATGCCGGAAGGTGTCTTCCTCTTGAAGAAACGCTCCTTGTCCCTCATAAGCCTGCCGAAACGCTGTATAGAAGGGATGTCCCTCTCGTCAACGTCATTGTCCCTGCAGAACGTAGTGAAGCTCGTATACATCTTCGCAGCGGGTATCTCAACGCCTATCTCGTTCTGCGCCTCCTTGCCCGGACGCATACCGTAAGCCGCTACCCAGGCAGTAATTGGCTGGCTGCTCATCAGACTCAACAGCTTCTGCCTGTCGTTCAAGTCTGACTCCGGGAACACGAAACGACGCTTCCTCAGCTCCTGTGCACCGCGAAGGACCCAGTTGAAGACTCCGCTGAGCTCGGAAGAGACTATCTTTGAATACAATGCCTTGTCCTCCTTCTCCTTGGGGACTACGACGTTGAAGCTCACGAACTGAAGCCTTCGTATGAATCCGAAAGAGGCATCCTCGGAAAAAGGAAGCTCGTTCATGTTGAAGATCATATACGGAAGCCTGCGGGTCTCAAGGATATTCTTCCCCAATTCCCTCATAGGGACAGGCTCTCCGCTGACAAGTCTCTTGAACATTCCGTTGTCTCCCCTGCCGAACTTCTTAGCGTCAGAGTCCATTGACCAGTTGAAGATGGCGTTCCTTATAGGGAACCTCCCTCTCATTCCCTCGTCTCCCTGCGCAGTCAGCGCCCCGTAGTCCATGGAACTTATCCTCTCCTTGCCGAAAAGGGCACTCATGACCTCATACACTACGCTCTTGCCGTTCTTTCCGGTACCGAGGAGTATAAGGCACAACTCTATCTTGGAAGTCGTCTTCCCGTCATATTTGTTATACGCATCACCCCTCTGCACAAGACCGAGTCCGAGGAACATCTGAAGTATCAGACGGGAGGTCTTGTCCGGAAGCATCTCGTGAAGGAAACTCTGCCATCTCAAACACTTCGCCTTGGGGTCGAAATCATAAGGGTGGTAGTATATGACGTGCCACTCGGGACCGAATGGCATCACCTGAGGGTCTATCCTGTTAGTGCCGAAATCAACAACACCGTTCTTGAAAGCTACGACATCAAACTGCGGACTCAATACATTATACAGCTTTATCGTAGCCAGAAACACGTCCCTCATCACTGTAACGTTGTCAACCATCCTCGCAAGCGCAAGACCTTCAAGCAACAGCCTGTACGCCTGCTTCACCACATCATCGTCACACCTCTCGTATATCACTCCGTTGAAAAGATAGAAACTGCCGTTGTACCACTTCACAGGACAGTCCTTCGCAAGCTCCCTTATGCCACGGCAGAAAGAAAGCTTCTTGCTGTTATACAACTCACCGTTGGTACGTCCCCACTCACTCCGCAGAGAGTCAAGACCGTAACGCGGATTCCTCGACAACGTAAGCAACTGCTGGTACAGAGTGTCTATCATCAATCCTGTATTCCTGCTCATATCAATTCACTCTTCTCCTCATTTCACAATTATATTATACAATACGCTAAATACATCAAAACACACGCAAAAACATATGTAAAAACGTATATCCAATGTAAAAATGCACATTATGATTATTCAGTGCACACTTCTGAACATTGTAGAAGATTGGCGTTTTTGTCAAGTCGTTGAAAACCAATGATTTACGGAATTATCCATACCCGTGGTTTTTTGCCTAACCCAATTTTAACTTCAATCTATTGTATAGCAAAGATAAGAAAAAAAATCTATAAATATGCAGAAGTACTTTAAAATAAGGGGATTATTATGCATTGTTAACATACATAATATGTAGGATAAATATGCTAAGACAAAATCTGACATTTTGAGTGTTTGACCACACTCATATTTTCAAAACAAGCCCTTCTGTATACTTATGCAAAATAACAGGCGTTAACAATCAATGAATAAATCTTGACAATTAACCTAAATTTGCAGTTGAGAAAAACAAGAAAAAGAAAAAATTTTTGTGGGGTTAGTGCTCGCGAAAGCGCCAATTTCCCACGGGGGGGGGGTGGTGTCATCCGTTTTTAGTGTCATTCCCACACTGATTAAACACCTGAAGCACACGTTAAACAATGTTATTTTAGATAACCTTGTTTTGTAAAGATTTTTTCACACTTTGAAGACCCTTTGTTAGTTTTGTAATTATCTTTTGTAACCCTCTGATACACAACTACTTACCATTGTATATTATTCCACTCATATTGTATAAATATTCTACAAATATATTTAGTTAAATTTCATTCACTGTGTTAAAAGATTTAAGTTAAAAAATTAAGTTAAAACGTTATTTTTACTGCCATTATGTCAGCTTTTTTATACACTTATTTACATTGTAACCCATTGATATTCAAGTACTTACAATATTTAGGCTTAAATTGTATGACAAACCTTTATTAATGTTAAAAATATTCTGCCAAATAGTCTGACAGTTTCTTTTATATTTACATATTTTGTCAGTATTTGTTAATCGTTTATGTGTTGTAAGTGCTTGATATACAATAACTTATAGTATTTAACATATATGATTTTAACACATTTTGTCGTATGGTTTTTGCAGTATAATAAGTAGATAGGGGGTAACCTATCAAGGTCGACGCAACACCGCCAATTTTGGGAACGTTGCACTAAATTATCAAATTATGAAAACTTTAAACGAAAGAGTAAAAGAGCTTGTCTCTCAAGTCATTCTCGATTCAGAGTATGAGAAACTGCAGACAGCAAGTAAGGGCGTAACTTCAGAACTTGAGAACGACCCAAAGTATATCGAACTTAAAAAAGCGGTTGACGCTTACAAGTGGGAGAAGTTTGCCAACAATTCAGACTATCAAAAAGCCGTGCGCGGTTGTCTGTTTACCGCTTTCCGTGCGGCTTCAAAATGTATCAAGGACGTTAACGTACCTTTTGAATATATGGAGGATGAAAAAAACCTAACAAAGGTTGCCACTACTTTCTTATGTGATACAGACGCCCGAATCGCTTCAAGTATTTGCAAAGTTAACGAATGGTTCAAACCGACAAAGGTTACACGATCTATAGAATTCGTTCCGTACACTATTGCGGAAATCCGAAAACTGGTAGAACTCATCCAGTTGGGAATCTTAGAGCGTGAAAAAGTAAGACAACAAGTAAGAGAGGGAAAACGGAAACGTTAACCGCTACAGAGAAGAAGAAAGAAAAGGATTGCAATATATTGCAGTCCTTTTTTATTACCACAATTTTTAAGGGTGCCCAAATTGGGTGCCCTTTGTTATATCCTTTTTTTTACAGAGGATTAAAGCACTGACGACAATATAAGGTGCTGCGCAAATTGTCTAAACCGACATTCCGTATATCTCAAGTAACGGAACACATCCAGACGGAAATAAATTTCCGGTGGATGTGACAGGTGAGAGGACAGACAGAGGGCAAACCTTCATAGTGATATGGAGGAGCGGAGGAGAAATCCCGTCGAGCTGTCGAGAAAAATCCCAGAGCAGCTGCATGGTTGAAGGAGTGAGACCGGCAGAAATGTAAGAAATCGTAGCTGGGGATAAGGCGAGCGAGCTGAGCGATAGGAGAGAAGAACTCTCCCACTGGCAGAGAACGAGTTTCTCTAATCACGGTTGGAAAACCGGATGCCAGGGATTTATGAGAATTAATCATAATTCATATTCTATCGTATGAGCGTGCGAGGTGTGGTTAGCCGTAAACGCTCAATATCCGTTATCCGTCACGTGTGGCGGAGCGAGTGAAGAAAGTAGATACTGAACGGATTAATGAAATCTACCTGAAAGCGGTTATATGTCAGCCGTGTTACCCTTGAGTATGCAGCAGGAAAACATATCGGACCAATCTTGTTAAATTGGAGGGTGCTGAATGACGTGAGACATTTTGCAACGAGAGCAAAAGGAAATAGAGGCATCCTGGCTAATGGGGTTGAGAAATCAACCCTACAATATAAACCATTAAAATTGTAGAATTATGAAGAAGATTGCGTGCAGTTCATTGTGTGTGTTGTTTATCATTTTGGCGTGCTCCCTGATACCTGCCTATATTACGGGAGTCAGAGAGCTGCTGGATGCAGCCACACTGACGGAGATAAACTGGTACCTGACAATGTGGAGCGGTGTTTTGTTCACCGTTTCTACAGCCTTCCTCGGTGTTGTCATTGCAGATGTGTTCATAACTGCATATCTGGCGATAAAGAAGTAAAGCCTTAACGAGCAGGGCATCGTGTAATGTGGTGTCCTGCTTTCATCATTAACTGAATGATTTGGAATTTAATTGGAAAACTATAGAATTATGACAAACGAGATTTATTACGAGATGGCAGGCGGTTATATCTGCCTCTGCCATTATGGAGAGCAGCTCCCAGAGATTTCACCAGAGAGAGAAGGAAAGGAGGTGGCACTATGAGAAGAGAGAAGATTTATTCAAGTACGATAATTCTGCTTGGAATTATTCAGGTGCTTCCAATTTTCCTGCTCCTGGGAAGTACGATAATTGGCGGTCTGCTTGGAGTGGTTTATGCCGTTCTGCTCTGGAAATTCTGGAGAAGTACGAGAATTGGAAGATGGTTCTTTAGAGAGTGGTGGCGTTCCACGCTGCTGCTTGAGAGGATCATCTTCGGAGGCAATGCAGAGTGTTGAAATTCTGCGGTGAAAATGCCGGAGCCTGAAAACTGCCTGTAATCCGGGCAGTACGATAATAACTAAAAACGAAAGAATTATGAAAGTATTGATTAGAGAAAGGTATTTTACAGACAAGTTCACCTGCAACGAGTTTTACAGAGAACATGTCATTACACGCATGGAAGAGCGTGG